TTAGTGAAAAAAGAGTCGCATAGAGAAAAAAACATTTAAATATAAAAAAAGGAGATGTGCCTTAGTTTTGACACATCTCCATGCTCTCTGTAGTATTGTTTTGTCTATTGGAGCTTTTCTTATAAAATCATTTTTTATAATATAGGCTTCCATCAGCTGTGCATCATACGGTTTCAGTAAAGAGGCTATATCAGTTTTTGGCAAATCTGTATATAGCCATTTTTCTTCATCTTCTTTAGAAAGGATAGCTGGCATCCGATGTTTGGTGTTGTGTATATAGTCAGTTAGCGGGTTTGCTTCAGTAGTTATAATGGAGAATGTGGAATGTTTCTCTCCAGTCACTTTATCTAGCCAGATATCATATATTCCGGCCATTGAAAAGATGGGCTCGTCTTTCAGATAGATGTAGTAGGGTATTTTCTTGTTTCCTTCATGTCGCCATTCAAAGTAACCGGTTGAAGGGACTATGCAACGTTTCTTCATAATAGACTCCCGGAATGAGGGTTTTTCAAAGATAGTATCTGCTCGTGCGTTAAGCGTCATTCTTCGGATCTCATCAGCATTCACTTCGCTTTTTGTCCAGAATGGAATAAGCCCCCAGTTGAATACCTGCACTTCATCACTATTTGTGATAATTGGGTATTGGGGAAAATTGAAGGCATTAACATGGTATTGCTCGTTGATGATATCTTGGACAATCTCAATGATATCCGATTTCCGGCCATATCGAGCAGCCAGTTTGATTGCTTTAGTTGACATTGAATTATGAAAACACATACTTACTTACAATTGATTGTTAGTATCTCATTTATATCAGTTGTATAACGCATGGAAAGCTGTTCTTGTTTTAACTTCCAGTCTCTGCCGTTACCTTGAACCGCTAATTTCACAAGATGTTTATGTTCGCCATTCACTTTGTCTATGGCTTGCATCAGCTTTTCCCGCTTTTCCCGATTTACTGAGTCAAATAATCCAAGTTGAGCACTTGTTACTATCTCCGTAATGATTATACCGGCTTCCTTGTATTGAAAACCTGGCATAAATGTACTCTTTAGTCCTTCAAGGGCATAATGTACTATTTCAAGAGTATCACTCGTAGGTACAGGCAGTTTGATTATTGTGTTCTTCCAATATTGGGGTAGATCTTCCCGGAAGTTATTCGTGTGGATGAATACCATCAGAGACATGGCGTATGACTTTTGTTGTCTGAGCTTCTTCGAGCATGTAGACGCATGCGTGGCGATTGCCTCAGACATAGTACCTATATCTTCTACCATTTTACCAAAGGAGCGGCTGGTGCATATTTGTTTTTTAGCCGGAGGCGCTGTTTCCATGTCGATACAGGATATTCCTTGTAGCTCTTTCCATGTGCGCTCACCAGTAACAGTCATGTTTTTGCGAACCCAAGATCCCGGCAATTTCGTAAAGTCGTAAGCGGTCTTGACTCCTTGTTTTTCGAGCTTTGCAGCTTGTCTACGCCCAATCCCCCATACGTCACCAATATTAGTTAATTGTAATGCCTTAGTTCGTTTATCTTCTGTATCAATAATACAAAGGCGATTATATGCCGGGTATTTCTTCGCAAATTTATTGGCTACTTTAGCGAGAGTCTTTGTAAGGGCTATACCGGTACTAACAGGAATACCCGTTCCTCGCGTGACTTGTCTAACGATTTTAGAGCCTAATGTTTGTAGATCCTGAATTCCTTCCAAGTTTAGGAAAGCTTCGTCAATGCTATAAACTTCGATTTCGGGTGTCAACTCTGCTAACATTAACATCACTCGGCCGGACATGTCGCCATATAAGGTATAGTTTGAAGAGAATACAGTAACACCATGAGATTTTACTAGTTCTTTAATCTGGTATGCTGGAACTCCCATTTTAATACCAAGAAGCTTGGCTTCATTACTTCGTGCGATTACACATCCATCATTGTTTGATAAAACAACGATAGGTTTCCCGTTTAGAGAGGGATTGAATACCCTTTCACAACTTGCATAGAAGTTGTTACAGTCTACAAGGCCGAACATTATCTTTTCCTTCGATTCTTTTTAATGGTGTAGGTAACTATTCCCCAAACGATAAATTCATTTTCTTTAGTGACTTTGATTAACGGATAATCCGGATTAGAAGGTATTAGCCAAGCTATATCTGACTCTAATCGAACTCTCTTAACAGTGAACTCACCATCGATGAAGCAAACTGCTAAATCATCATCTATCAATTCCAATGATTTATCTATGATAAGAATATCTCCTTCCTCAATCCCTTCATCACGCATAGAGTCGCCAACAACGCGACCGTAGAATGTACTGGCCGGATGCTTGATAAGTTCTTTATTTAAGTCAATAGCCTGTTCAAGGTAATCTTGGGCTGGAGAGGGAAAGCCAGCACGAATTCCTTCATCCGCATATTGAAGAGGAAGGGAAGTCGATATATCAATATTGTGTATTTGCAGATCCTTTTTCATTTTGGCAAATAAACAAAGAAATATTATATATAGTTGCCCGGATTTTTATTTTTTAGGTTAAAGAAGGTGGTTATAGTACACTTTATAATATCAAACATAGAAGCATGGTAATATTATCTTTTGCTTAGTATTCATTTGCTGTTACTAATGAACTTTTGAAAAGTTTAGTCTGAACATGATATTTTTTTTATCATAAGAACAATAACTTACAGCTTTTAAATTTCTCTATATTGAAATATTAGTAGTAGGGAAAATAAAGAAAAAATATTGAAATACAATAAAATAAAGCGTTTTTAAATTTGGATATATCATTGAAAATCACTATCTTTATAGTCTAATTAGAACATGAAATATCTTTTAAAACTGCTTTAGCTGGCAGAATAAATAATAGCAAAAATAATTATGGAAACATCCTTATCAAAGTCAGCTACTCAAAAAAGTAATAGCTGGATCACCAATTGGCTTCTACGTGAAAATTCATTGCTTACTGCTTTTATGGAAGGAATAATAATAACAAATGCAAAAATGCTTTCTATCGCTCATGCTATGTTGGCCGGTTATTGGGTATTAAGATCCCTGTATGCTGGATATTTAGTAATGGGTAGTTGCGCGCTCTGGTTTATTTTAGCTGTGTTGCTCTGCTGTAGGATTAAGTAATAGATAATCAAAGCTAAATCAGAAATGAGCAAATATACAGCAAAGCAAATAGCTGAATCTGACGAACTATTTGAAAAGCAAATACATAAAGTCAGAAAGTTTTATTTGAGTCGTAATCCCAATAAAATGATGATGCTTGAAGAAAGAAAAGCAGTCGTCAAAGAACGGAATAAAGGTCTTTCCCCGGAATATGATAAGGAGTATTATTGTGGAACTTGTGGAGCTAAAGACGGTGCGGAACATCCTAAAAGTGGATATTGCTTTCACTGTGATACTGATAACTGGATTTCAAAGAATAACTAATAACAGAATAAATATGAATAAAGATAGGCGTGAAAGGATTCAGAATATTATAGATCAGTTGACTGATTTAGAAACCGAAATTGAAAAGATTCAGGATGAAGAGCAAGAAGCATACGACAATCTCCCTGAGTCACTACAAGAATGCGAGAAAGGTGAAAGAATGTCAGATGCAATTGATAGCCTTGATCATGCTTTTTGTTCAGTCGGAGATACAATTAGTTATCTTGACGAAGCTATACAATAATCTTCAATATAAATTTAGAAATGAATATGGATTGGGGAGGGATTAGTTGTGCTCTTATCTGTGCGATACCTATTGTAGCCATTATTTGTGATACAGTAAAGAAAGTGTTTGAGATGAAATATAAAAAAGAAGAAAGAAAGGAATATGAATATGGCAAAGATTTATGTAGCAAGTAGTTGGAGAAATGTATTTCAACAGGACGTTGTAGCTATTCTCCGTGATTTAGGACATGAGGTTTACGATTTTAAGAATCCCCCTCATGGTAATGGTGGCTTCCAATGGTTTGATATAGACCCTGATTGGCAGAACTGGACAACAGAGCAATATCGTGAAGCTCTTAATCATCCGATTGCACAAAAAGGATTTGATTCAGATTTTAACGGCATGAAGTGGGCGGATGTCTGTGTTATGGTTCTTCCTTGTGGTCGGTCAGCTAATACGGAAGCTGGATGGATGAAAGGTGCAGGTAAAAGGGTAATGGTTTATTCTCCGAAAAGGGAAGAACCGGAACTTATGTATAAGATATACGATTTTGTGAGTGATAGCATATTTCGTATCAATGATGAGATAATTGGAGTATAACCAGAACAGAAATGAAGAAATTAAAACGTCTACAATATGGTGATTTTCTTATAAAAGGAAAAAATCTGAAGGAGGTTATGATAGAAAATAAAATTTATAAAAGATATATCAACCATTTAGGAAGATTATCTAAGAACGCTTTACCTTTTTAATAAGATAGTAACAAATACAATGGGGCTCGATTCGCTACCCCATCCATAAAAATCAACACTATGTACAATACCACAATTTTTGAGCTCGCCATGAACGCATGCTCCTACAAATTAGACCATATATTCCTTAAGAAACGTTCCGTCTGCAAAATATATGGTAAAGTTCCAATAGCCAAGAGAGTCACCATCGATGGAGAGCGAAAAACGATTGTCAGATGGAAGCAACTCCGATGGAACGATGCCGGCCAATGTTTTTCCCGTTACTCCTCCAAGCGACAACGGAAATACGACCTTCCGCTTCGCACCATCGAGGAACAACAGAGAATAGCGAAACTATGAGTATGTATTTAGACAAGGACTCTCGCGGAGTATATAGCCTTCACGATATCACACTTGAAGAGCTATCCACCATTCTTTCCATACTATCCACTTATCGGAACCCTCATGTAAGCGAGATGGAATCAATGGCATTCCAGACTTTCATGTCTATTGAACATCAACTCCTTAAGATAGAATCCTATGGGCAGCCTGGTACAATACCGCATGAATAACCTTGATTGGATAGACAGGTTTATATCCGAAATGGGAATCGAAGAATTCAGTAGCTTCGATAAACGCGTCCGCAACGCCCTTGACAAGCTCAAAGTCAATCACTATTACGATATTGCTGAGTCTGTCATACCTTCTCAACAGGAGCTTTTCATAAAGCTATGTTGCTTACATATCGAGCAGCATCCGGAATACGAATTTAACGATGATTATACCCAAATTTGGAGGAAAGAAATTCATGAACAATGGGAGATGGAAACCCGAAGAAGAAGACTTCATTCGGAAATACGCCGGTAAAATGACACTCCAGCAGCTGGCCGACAAAGTCGGACGCTCTCGCCTGGCCGTGCAACTCTATATGCATCGAAAACATATAGTGGTTGGCCAGACCGTCAGGCGGAACCTGGTACAAGAGATGCTTCGAATCAAGTTCAAGCATCCGGAGAACTTTATGCCGACCCGGACTTTTTACAAAACAGTCGGCATCAATCAGATGCGCTGGTGGGATATTTTCTACGGCCGGAAAAGCATTACTCAACAAGAATACATCGCGCTGTGCGAATACTTCGGTGTCACCATGCAGGAAGCATTTGAAGCGCGTCAACTCTGCATATTCGAAGAACAATGATTGAACAGAAATTAAAAGAACAGATTTTAGACGCCAACAACATCGTTGATGTTATCGGCCAGTTTGTTACCCTACGAAAAAAAGGTATCAATTATCTGGGCATTTGCCCTTTCCATCCGGACAGGCATCCATCCATGACCGTCAGTCCCTCCCGTCAGACCTACAAATGTTTCGTCTGCGGGAAGGGTGGGGATGCCATCCAGTTTATGATGGACTATGAAAGCATGTCATTCAACGAAGCCATCACCTGGCTGGCCAACCGGGTCGGCATCGAATTGCCCAAGCCGGTGATGTCAGATGACGAAGTGAATAAAGCCAAGGAGCGGGAAGCACAGCGTATTGCCATCTCGGCAGCCGCTGAATTCTTCGAACGCCATCTTCCGGACGCCAAGGCCTACCTCGCATCTCGTGGATACGACTTGTCAAACAAGATACTTCATGATTTTCGGGTTGGATATGCTCCTGATGGCAATCAAGCCAAGAAAGAACTTCTCTCTGCCGGCTATTCCGAACGCAAACTGATAGAAGTCGATGTCCTGAAGGAATCCGACAAAGGCTTTGTCTATGACACCTTCAAGGACCGCATTATGTTTCCCTTCCTGGACCTCAAAGGAAACATAATCGGCTACTCCGGCCGATGGGTAACGCCGAAGGAAGGGACCGGAAAATATGTCAATACCGGCGACACCCCGTTATTTAAAAAAGGCCTGCACCTATTCGGCCTTTACCAGGCACGCAATTCCATTGCCCGAAATGACTGTGTGTATCTGGTCGAAGGTCAGTTTGACGCCCTGTCCATGCACGCAGCTGGAGTATGCAACACCATTGCCACCTCCGGAACCGCGCTCACTCCGGAACAGATACAGCTACTCGGCCGCTTCACCCGTAGAGTCACATTAGTATATGATGCCGATGCTGCAGGCCTAAAAGCCTCCCTCATCAATTGCGAATCCTTTCTCCGTGCCGGATTTGAGGTAAGTGCCGTTCCCTTGCCGGAAGGGAAAGACCCGGATAACATTGCCCAGGAGAACAAACTTGAGACAGGGAAATGGCTTATGAACCGTCATCAGAACTTCCTCCGCTATTTTGCGATTTCCTTGCGTGAAGATAATCCCGGCGATGACCCCAATAAGGAAGAAGAAGCCATACAGAAGCTGTGCAGCCTTACTGCAGTAATCCCCTCCGAAACCCTCCGCTTGAAGTGCGTCGAGACAATGGCCGGTATCTTTGAAATCAATACGGAAGTCATACAGCGGAAAGTAAACGAAATCCTCCGGAAGAAAAAGACCTCCTCAATCCAGCCAAAGGACCAGATGAAGCCTGGTATATACGGCATCGAAATGATTGCCGAAACCCGCTCCGGAAATGAACCTTGCATTCTTACTGCAGACTATCAGGAATTCCTAACCCTCTATGGTGATGCTCCAATAGCCTATGTGCATGGCATCCCATCCATGACTGACATCCAGCAGCTCCGCCAGGCTTGCCAAATGTTCGTTTCCGATAGCGACAACCTTACTATCGCCAAGGATGGAACCGAATCCGACTATTTATCTTCATTGGCCACTCTTTTCCGGGCTGGAATCTCCAACATTACTATCACAGTAGAAAAAACACCGGAGGAAAATGAAGATGACCCGGATGAAGAGGAAGATATTGACAAAGAAATGAGTGAGGGGGAGTTGATAGAAACCTACAATTTCGCCAAGTTCTACGTCCGTCTGCACAAATTCTTTTTTGATAATTACAATGGGGAGCGCGCCCCATTCATTGAGCGATGTGCCGAAATCATCAGCTATGCCGAAGATTCCGTGCGTATCATCAACTTCCAGTACTTCTATAATTGCCTCGGCCTGCTGAAGCTGTCTCTGTCCGAGATACTGAAACCTTACCTGGCCAAACGCAAATCCCGCATGGCCATCAATGCCCAGCGTACCGACAACGACTACGACGAGCAATACGACCCGGATGAGATACCGCGCTACGTCAAAGACAATCCGGAATACATGGAGATGTACAATCAATGCAATTTCTACCCCAAGATAAACAAGCAGGATGAGCCGGTAGCCTATCTTTTCAAAAACGAGAAGTCCGGGCACACCTTGGTCGGTGATTTCTACATGATACCGCTACTCCACATCTATTCCGACAATGACGATGAGAACAAGCGCGTCATCAAGATTAACCGGAGATATTACAAGACTCCCTTATACATCGAAGTGCCTTCCAAATCCCTTGTCAAGAAAAGCAGTATTGAAGAGAAATTAATCATGCTCGAGGCCGTCAATTTCACGAACGGCGAAGAGAAACATTGGACTAAAATCAGAGAATATATGAGCCGCCACTATGTCACATGTACAGAAGTCATTACCTACGGAAATCAGCAGGAAGATGGCTTTTCCCGCCGCGAAGACCAGCAGTTCTTCGCCTTTGCCAATGGCATTTTCCACGTCGTCGACGGGCTTCCCCGTTTCGACCCGGTCAACGAACTTGGAGTCGTCACCCACAACAACAAGAATTACTACCTGCCGGCATTCTCCACCATCTATGCCGGTAGCGGTCGGAAGTCTGACAAGTACGAGCTTATTTCCCAGCTCATCTATAAGGAAATCCCTGTCGAGAAACGCTGCAACTTCGAACAATGGGCCTCACTCATGGACCGCGTCTACAAGATTAACAATAACGGCAAATGGGCCATCCTCTTCGCCATCATGTGCGCCTTCCGTAGCAATATTCACTGCATCGACCGCCTATTCACGGCACCATTCTTCATGGGGCCTATGTCCTCCGGAAAAACGCAGATCGCGATATCCATCCGTTCTCTTTTCATCTCCCCGAAAATCCCCATTTTCAACCTGAATATCGGCACGGATGCCGCCATGTCCACACTGATGAGTACCTTCCGCGATGTGCCGGTTGTCCTTGATGAGTACAACAATAAAGATATATCAGATATAAAGTTCCAGGCACTGAAAGGTATCGTCTACGATGGTGATGGCCGTCAGAAGCGCAAGGGCACCTCCGGAAAAGAAATCGAGAACGATAAGGTCTATGCGCCGGTCATCATTTGCGGGCAGGAGACACCCCAGCGCGATGACAATGCCCTCATGTCCCGTATCATCGTCTGCGAGGTTCCCAAGCCCAAGAACCGAACACAAGAGGAAACAGATCTCTTCAATGAGCTGAAGGAAATCGAGGACCCGACGAAGATTGGCCTCTCCAATGTACTTTTTGAAGTTCTCCAGCTCCGCCCCTTGGTGATGCAACATTTTCGTTCGCTCAAGCAGCAGGCCTACGATGAGCTGAAGAACGCATTGCCCAATGCCGGAGAAATTGACCGCCTTATGAAGACGGCCTCCTTATTTCTGGCCACATGCAAACTCATCGAAGAGCACACTCAGCTGAAACTCCCTTTCACCTACGAAGAATTCTTCCAGATAGCTGCAGACAAGATTAAGTTCCAGGTCGAACTGATTTCCAAGACCGACAAGCTCGCCACCTTCTTCAAGGCTATGGATGTCATGATAGATACCAAGGCCATCAAGGAAGGCCGGGACTTTGCCATCGACACCCCGGACAAGATTACAATCAAGCTCCCTGGAGGCGAAAGGAAAGAACTGCCTATTTCTGCAGGAACCCGGGTTCTATTCCTGCGCGTCAGCACCATCTATACTCAATATGCCCGTTCTTCCTACAACCAGGAAGACTCTACTCAGTCTACCATCGAGCAGAACCTTCGTTCGCATCCCAGCTACCTTGGTTTCGTCCACGCCAAGCGTTTCAATTGGTATGATGTGGTCGAAGTACCCCGCGGTGGATTTGAAGAGAACCAGCTCAACGAAACCGGCATACCAGTCAAGGTCAACAACGATATGGTGCGCAAAATGGAGAAAAGGACTACCAATTCCAGCTGTATAGCTGTCAACTACGAAATTTTCAGAGAGCTCTATGATATTGACCTGCAGCGTACTCCGGAAGAGGACGTATATACTCCCAGTCCGGAGAATGACCCTCTTGGAGCAGCAGGTACTCCACAAAAATTGGATTTCTGATTTTTATTATAAACCTAAAAGCAAAAAGTTATGGAAACAAAAGAATTTGAATACAACGGAAAGACGGTTGGTTTTGAAATCGATGACAGAAATGTGATGGTTAATGCAACCCAAATGGCAAGCGTATTCGGGAAAGAACCCACACATTTCATCAGAAACGAGAGCACTAAATGCTTAATAGAGGCATTCTGTCAAACTGCGAATTCGCAGTTTGAAAACGAGTTTTCCCCTTCAGGCAAGTTTGTGAAAATAATAAAAGGAGGGCGTGGAAACGGCACCTGGCTTGACCGCAGAGTAGCTATAGCCTTTGCCATGTGATTAAACCCTTTTTTTTCTGTATGGGTATGTGACACCATCGACACCATTCTTTTCGGCTCTTATCTTGATGACGAGAAAAGTCTGAAAGAGATAGCCCGGATACAAACCCAAATATCCCAAAAGGAGCAGTATCTGGTCGATCATCCCATACAGAAGGAGATAGAAGAGCTCAAGAAAGCGGAGCAAAAGGAAAGAAGGTTGCTTGATTTACGTAAAAAAGAGAAAATCAACAACTTTAAAAGCATATTCTCGGTAGATGAAATGACTGGAGAATCAAGAGAGGAAACGAAAGAATAAAAATTATCCGGGCAAAATGTATCACCATTCAAAAATAATCACTATGTTTGCAGTGCTTATCATACATAATATCTCAAATGCGGGCTATCAGCTTGCATTTGCCGTGCAGGCATTTTTTATGCCCGGACATATAGTGTACCATATTTGGTATCCGTGTACCCCCGTGTGGAGTGTTAATGCATCCACAGCATTTGAGATATGTGATAAGCAACGGGACGGGCACGGATACTTTCATTTTAAAAACGTATTGTTATGCTTGACAATCAAAAAACTTTCAACGCTGATCTCAACAGCCTCGGAACGTCCACCCACGAAACGGGTACTTCTCTTATCGCCCTCACCGGCAATCCCTACATTGACCTCGCTGCCTATGGCATCGACCTGCATGGCTGCACTATCCGTTACCTGCGCAGTACCAATCAATCCGGCAATACCGTTACCGGACGCTTCAACATCTCCGGGCGTGAAGAGACTGCGGGAGCTACCAGCTACGAAACCCTTATCCTCTTCCTGGTGCGGAAGAACCGTGAACATCGCCGTTATGCGGCAGAATGCCGTAAACAGAAACGCGAACGGAACATGTCTTCATTCATCAGTCGTTATCCGGATGCAATGGTACTTCCGGCATATTTCTCCTGACTTGTACCTTTCACATCAATATTATTCATTATTCCCGGTGGCCACCTCATCGGGAATAATTGCTTTTTATATTCTGATTTGCGGACATTTCGTCGAATTCATCTAAACCAATGTCATACTATCTATTCTTATCAAATCCCCCGGACCCCCTAAAACAAAAAAGAAAGCAAAGTAGGCGAAGTTTTGAAAAGAAAACTTTTCAGAAATACCGTCCAACAGTCCAACAGTCCAACAAGGGAAAACATTTTAAAATGTAACTCCCTGTAGTATAGTAGTATATATTTTCTTTTTAATTATATATATATACTACATAGACGTTGTTCTGTAGGACGCTGTTGGACATGTTGGATTGACCGTTTTCAACCATCCAACATTCAGTATCCAACAAAAAAGGGAAAAAATGCAGTTTGTTGGACGTGTTGGACGTCCTCCAACACTATTTTTCTTTTGGTAAATTTGTGTAACTAAATAATAATCAGTAACTTTAATAATCCTGTTGGACGGTTGGACGGTAGGACGCGAAAATGAACAAAAACTATTTCAAAAATATCTTTAGAGGAAAAAGCCATGATTACAACGAGCATTATGATTACACCTTACCTTGCTGAATATCTGCGTGGAAAATATAACAATGGCGCAGATGAACCCATTAGAATTCCTGACAATACAGATTTGTATCACGCTATTTGGACCCTGATGGCCCGTCGTCATCAGAATCAATCTCCGGTTGATAATGGCAATCTCACCATTATTCTTCCGGACAGGCGAATAGGGAAGGATCCACAAGTCTATAACTACTTATCCCCACGTGCTGCCAAGGTCATAGAGAATGAAGTACGCCGTATGTTCAACCGTGATCTTCATACCGCTATGGATGAGAATGACTTGAACGGCCATGAACTTAACAATCTTGATATCGTTCATAAATTCCTTTGTTCCTATTGCATTGACAGCATTACTGAAGATGCTTTGCTAAAAAACTTCTATCGATGGCGAGAAAACATTCGAAAGAGAAAAAGGCGTCGGGACTATAAAAAGAAGTTAAAAAAGAGCTAAAAAATCACCGACCAAACTATGCTTTTTGTCCCAAAATGGCGGACAAAATGTCCTATGTGTGGCGAACTTGTTGAATATCAAATAAATATAATCACAATGAGAGAACTATCTATCCAAATCAATGTATATCCTATCGCCAAGATGCGCCAGGATATCTATCGTTTCACTGCCGATGAATTTACTTTTGCTCCGGTACCGGAAGATTCCGAAGCCGGCCGGTGCTTTAACTGCAACAAAGATATCACTGTCGATCTTCCTCCTGCAGATGTGATTCGTGATTTTTCTTCAGGCAAATTTGCTATCATTGAATTCAGGGATACCCGGTACCGGAAGTTCAACATCGGAGACAATAAGATACCGGCCATCGTCTCCATTTCCCCGAATCTGAACTCCGCTACTCTGAAAATCGAGTGTAAGATGCTCAAATCCCCGCTCCAGTAGCGTCCTTCACCCCCTTCTGTAAGCTGCCTATCTTCGCTGAAAAGATATGCAATGAACAGAACTTTTCTCCGCCAGCTTCTTTTATCAAACACTCACCAGCTTCTCATCACGGCAGAAGGCCTTTCTTCTGCCATGATGGATGCTTTTCCTTTGATAGTAAATGACTCGCCTACACCATCAGCCTTCTTTTTCGACGATGATCCGCCTACATATAAGGATTTGGCAGATAAGGCCCTCTCTAAAATCCAGCAGCAACTGCATGCTCTTTCCGAGTTTCAGGGAGTAACCCTTACCAGTGACTTCTCATCCGACGAACTTCCAGAAGGTAGCATTGCCTACCATCGTATTTGGGGATTTATCACGGCCGACAGCCGCTGGTATTTTTCTTCCAAGCAATTTGAGCGAGATATCTTGGATGCCGAAGCCAACCCGACCATTTCCTGTCACTTCATTCATGCCAACTCTCCAGGTGGCGAAGCCTGGTATCTTGATAGACTCAGCGAAACCATGCGTTCGTTGAGCAAACCCATAATAAGCCTTGTCGAACAATGCAATTGTTCTGCCTGCTATTACATCACCTGCCACTCCAACGTAATTGCCGCACTTACGGCCAACGATGTCATCGGCTGCATTGGTACCATGATCGAGACCTACGACTTTAGTGGCTATTACGAGAAGCTCGGTATTAAAATCATTAGGGAAACCGCTGATAAATCAGACCTTAAGAATAAAAAGTATGACGACTTGCGTGCCGGCAATCCGAAGCAATACGTCAAAGATGTATTGAACCCGCTCACTGAGCAGTTCCTAAATGAAGTACGCGCAAGCCGTCCGGAACTGAGTGAGCTCCCGGAAGACGATCCTGTCTTCCGGGGCGAAACGTTCGATACTCCTCATGCCATCGAAAAGAAACTCATCGACGGCTCCATGACCTTCCTTGAAGCCGTTGCCAAGGCCGTAGACCTCGGACGAAATTACACGAATTTGGAAACTATCAAAAAGAACGCTCTCAACTATTTATAACTTAACTTTTTTCATTCACATGAATATTAAAGAAAGAATTCAGACCGTCCTGCAGAAATTGAAGCTGCTGGACAAAGCGAAAGCTAATCAGCTGACTGACGAAGAATGGAAACAGATTGTTGACTCTTACAAAAAGGAGTACCAATCAACTCTCCAGGAAGACTTGGCCGCTGACATGGCTGCACAGGCTGCCGCTGTTGCAGCTCCGATAACGCAGGAACAGATGAACCAGGTACAAGGTATCCTGGATAGCATTGTTAATCCGGCACAGAATGCCAATACTTCTGACGAAGAAGGAACCTCCAGTGCACCTGCTCAAGCAACAGGCGAAGGTATGGTACAACTTGCTCAAGCTGTCCAAGGGCTGATTTCCACAATGGAAAACCGTGCCAACGAAGACCGTCCCATTCAGACCGTCACCGCTACCACTGCCACCTTCACTGGCCCGGCAGATCGTGCCAAGTTCCTGTTTGGCATCGAGAACCCCATGTTCTCCATGAGCGAACGCTGGAATCAAATCACCATCAATCCGGCAGCAGCTGCAGGACTTGGCAGTTGGGATGAGGAAACTGAAGGAGTTGCCTTCCGCAAGCAAGCCGTTGCTTTCTCTCGCTCTCTGCAGAAACGCTACGCTTACCTGCACGCCAATGGCATGCTCGACGCCAAGCGTTTGGCAGCCGGTGAGTTCGGAACCAACTACGAAGGTGTTAACACTGCCGGAGTTGGCGACCAGTATGTTGTTCTTCGCCAGGATGCCTTGATTGCGCGTGTCCTTGCGAAACGCGACCTCACCCAGTACTTCCCAGTACGCTACGGTATCCAGGACCATGACCTCGTATTCAACGCCTTCTTCTCCGAAGTTTCCCAGGCCTACCAGCAGGGTGAAATCTGGAAGGGTGACATGAAGCTCGAGAACGAGATGGGCCATGTAGACGACGCCATGATCAAACTCAAGTTCGGACCGATGAAAGAACTGGAGCGTATGTATATCGGCTACTTGAACAAAGAAGGTTCCGATCCGATTAAGTGGAATATGATTGAGTTCTGTATACTGAACTCTCTGGAAACCGCACAGGTAGAGCAGAACAAACGCCGCATGCGTGGTATTTATGTGAAACCCGAAACCGGAGTCGCTGGCAGCTATCTGAATGCTTCCACAGGTATCATCCACACTCTGATCCGCTACGTGCATGAGTTTAAGATTCTTCCTCATGACGACAGTGCATATCGCGGTTATACCGATGCCGATATGCTGGATGCCGTTCAGGATTTCGTTGCCGACATCATCACTTCCTGCACGGAAGACATGGAAATCGACAACCATGTTCTGTATCTGAACAAAACTCATCAGCCTTGGTGGATCAAGAATGTTCGCGCCAAATATGGCAAGGATATTGACTTCACCGGACCGGACAGCTACAAGAACGTTGTTCCTGATACGAGTGTCCGCATTGTATGGCTTCCGTATCTTGGCCAGCTTCCCCTCATGTTCATGGACGTTCCTGGAAATCTCCAGTTCCTGGAATATATACCAGGCGAAATGATGTCTATCAAAGTCAAGGAAGACATGGAACTCATCAAGGCATGGTCTACCTGGAAAGAAGGTTGTGCAGCATCATTCACTGGCCGCCGTTTCGATAGTCTGGATAAACTGAAAGCAAACAACTATGAATGGCAGCAAATATTCATGAATAAACCCGCCGTTGACATGGCAGCTGATGCCACCACTGTAGATGCTTCCAAAGGCTTCTGGCAGATTACTGCAGCCAACACTGAAGCAAAAGCCATTACTGACATCACTAATGCCAAGGCCGGTGTAGCTTACATCATTGAGTGCGGAGCAACTGAGAATGCAACCACCATCGCCAAGGCCGATAAGTTTGCCGATATCACAGAAGCCTACACGCCTACCAAGGTAGGCGATTACATCATGGTAATCTTGAACAGTAAAGGAAACTTCCTGGAACTCGAGCGTCAGGTCGGTGGTGTCCGTAAGGTCAATGCCGCACTGCAGCCCAATATTCCCGGCGTAAGATAATCTTTGTTAGTCTGGTAGTTAATTGTTTTTAGGTGACTGGGGCGGGTTTAGTAGCCCGCCCTTTCTTTTAACCCATCATTTTATTTAAATATGAAAGCAAGAAAAATTTCAAATCCTTTTCGTAAAGGAAATCAAGCTGCCCGCAAAATGCAGGTTCGCTTCTTTCTCTCACTGATGACACTGGTCGCATTTACCTTCGTCATTGGCATGCTCCTGGATCCTGCATCCTCTTCCTTTTGTCTCACCGGATTTGCCGGTACCTCATTTGCCGCTATGATGGTCATCGGTGACGTTGGCGATGTTTCTGACCGCCAGACTCACGGCTCGAATATAGCATATAAGGCCTATTTGATTGAAATATCCCAAATCAATCCCGATGTAGCTTTTCCGAAACCTAATTCAAATCGGGAGGTCGGTACATTGCCGATGAAAGCTGGACAATACATGAAGTATTTCGAGGCCCACGATATTCCCACATATACATCAACAGGGGAGAAAGGTGATATCACCACCAGCGGAGAAAACAATTTTGTGATGATTATGGGAGGCATGCGCGATCAGCTTCTCACCTTTATTGAAGAACATGCTGGTGGTAAGTTCATTATCATATTTAAGGAAGTGGGAGAGGACCAATGGTATATTCTCGGCAATTACGACCGACCGATGGTGCTATCCTCTTATGAATCCAAGAATGATAAGGATGGCCGTTATGTAACCTTTACATTCAAGCGCACCAGCATAGACCAATATTACAAATACGCTGGTGATATCATCCGCGTTCCTGCCGCCAAGCATACGGCTGACTCCACAACCTTAGCCATATCTCCTCAGAACAATCGGTACGAAATCCCGGATGGAACCGCAGCTACCTACGCCATCAATGCGATATCAGGTCTCACAGCCAATGATAAAGGTCGCTACATCACTCTCGAAGGTACCGGTACCGACAAGGCTGCTACCATTGCCGATGGCGCAGCATTTACTTTGGAGGATGGTGCCACCTGGACAGCCAAGGCCGGCTCTTCCATCACGCTCCGTGTCATGGACCCGTCCACGCTTGTCGAAGTCCAGGGTACTCGTATCCAGACAGCTTAAAAATCATCATTAACAAGCTAACCTGCTGGTCTAAATTCAGTTGCGTTAGCTTGTTTCTTTAAATCCTACAGCTATGTACAATTTCAAAGAAAAGAAACTCCACTTCAATGCCCTGCGCAATCCGGATGCTGCAATATATGACCTTGAATTATTGCGAAAAGGGTGTCCCTGGCTTCCTCAGTTGAGAACTTATGCTCGCGATCCGAAGAGGTACGCAGATGAAATCCTCTATTCCTTGCTGGATCATACCACCAGGGAAAACATCCGCGCCTTCCGTCGTCAGAAGTTAGATGAACTGAAGGCCGTTGCAGAAGTTTCCGGTACCGGTAGCGAAACTCCTTCAGCCAACGCAATTACTGCCACTGACAATGACACCACTGCCACTGATGAAACTTCCGGTACTGGCGGCGAAACTCCTCCGGTCAGTGAAACTACTACTGATAATGGCATCCCTGCCACTAATGAGACTACCAGTACCGATACCACAAATTCTCCAGCATCTGAAAAAATAGAAGAGCTGGAGCAATCCCTTGAAGAAGCCGAAGAAAGAGCCGATGAAGCGGAACAGCGTGCCGAAGAAGCGGAAGAAGCCCAAGAAGAAGCCGAAACTCGTGCTGAAGAAGCCGAACAAGCTCTGGAAACTGAGAAAAAAAAAGAGCAGCCGGTAGCAGCTCCGGCAAAATCCAAAAGCACGAGGAGTACCCGCAAATCGACTGGGACAACCTCTTCGACCCGCAAGTCCAAATAGCCACACTCATCTACAATGACCGTGTGGTTACCTGGAAGCAAATGAAGCAGCTCGACGAACGCCTGGATAAAAATCCGGTCAAGCGTGACATCATGGACATGGTGGAACTCCGGATACGGAACTTACAAGCCTTCGACGAGCTGCAATCGTTCAACGACACTGGGAAGTTCCTCTACATTCATCCGCTCATAACTCATCAGTCAGAGAGAGCGCAACTGACGAAGTTACTGAAGACGGATCCGCATGAGTTTCTACGCTTGCACAAGAATGTAGCAGACAACATCCGCAGATACGAATCTTACCTGAAGCGAGCCGACCGGCAGACTCGGCGCATTCAGGATAAAGAGAACCTCCGTCGCCATCGTGAACGTGAGGCCCTATTCAAAGCAATATTGCAAGATTTTAATTCAAAGTAAAATGGAAAAGCTAATAGAAGTATTTAATTTGGGTGGTTTACCAACCGCCCCGCTGGATTCATTCTTGGAGCTTCAGGAAGACTTTAAAAAGTCGGATCCTGATAAATTATCGAAACTACAGATGCTCATCATCACCCGTGGTTTCAAGTACGCATTCAAAGCCTGGAAGGATCCTGACGGAAAACTCTGGATCATCGATGCTCATCAACGCCGCAAAGCACTGATCGCACTCCGGAAGGCTGGTTTCACTATCCCCGATATTCCTTACGAACCCATATTCGCCACAGACAAAAAAGAAGCTGTCGAAGAGATAGCCGCCTACAACTCCGAATTCGCCACTAAGAACCCGGACACCCTCTTATTCAAGAAGTACAATATCGACTCCGATACCCTCCAACGCTTCAACCTCGGATACGAAGTCAAAGCCACCGACTTTGGCCAGCTCTCCCCATTGTTTCCCCAGGAGCATGAATCCGATGCAGTAAATGAAGATGAAGTTGATTTCGACATTCCTGCAGCTGAAGATATCACCGCAGTTGTAGCTCAACCAGGTGATATCTGGTTACTTGGCAACCATCGCCTGATGTGCGGCGATTGTCGATCCAAATCAGATGTCTCTGCGCTGATGAACGGCCAGCATGCTGACTTATGTGTTACGGATCCGCCTTATAATGTCAACTATGAAGGCGGTACCGAAGATGAACTTACGATTCAAAACGACTCGATGGAAAATGATTTGTTTGCCACCTTCCTCAAGCAAGTGTTCTCCATCATGTTTACCATTCTCAAGCCTGGCGGCTCTTATTATATTTTCCATGCTGACAGTGAAGGGGAGAACTTCCGTGCCTCTCTCCGGAAAGCAGGTCTCAAAATAGCCCAATGCTGCATCTGGGTAAAGAATACGATGGTTATGGGACGCCAAGACTACCAATGGCAGCACGAACCTTGCCTTTATGGCTGGAAACCTGGCGCCGGCCATCAATGGAACTCCGATCGTAAGCAAACCACTGTCTGGAACTTCGACAAACCACAACGCTCAAGCCTTCATCCCACCATGAAGCCTATTGCTCTCATGGCATATCCGATATCCAATTCAAGCACTCCCGGCCAGATAGTAGTTGATCTCTTCTCCGGATCCGGATCAACCCTCATGGCCTGCCAACAGATTGACCGCATCTGCCACGCAATGGAAATCGATCCGCGTTATGTCACCGCTACCGTCCACCGGTACCGTTCCATGTTCCCGGAACAGCCTATCCGGCTAATCCGGAACGGAGAAACTTTCTCAACTGAGGAAACCAAATCCCTGTTAATATGAAAAAAGAACTCACTCCAACCTCCGACGTGGATAGAGCATCCCTTATTGGCGATGAATATGTATCTCAAGTGCGCACCTTCGGCGCACTGGGATACACTCCCCATCGCATTTGCTCTCTTCTCGGACTCCGAGGAAAAGAAAAGGTAGCCCTTACCATTCGCCTTGCCCTTCCTGGTGATGTGTACAACGATGCCTACCGCAATGGATGTGCCCTTGGTGAGTACAACATAGATGCCGAACTTGCCAAGAAAGCCGAAACTGGCGATGTCTCCGCCATCGAAACTCTCGAAACCCGGAAAAAAGAAAGAACAGTAAAAGACCTTAGAAATCAACTCTTTGGAATATGACTCAACTCGACACTCTTGACAAGATACACCCGGACCTGATATCCTCTTTCCTCACTACCGGGAAGTGTGATGGAATTCCTGCCGACGTACAGCTTTTCCTAAAGCAGCTCCAGTGGGCTGCTGAGATATACGAGTACGAACGTAACATCACCCGTGCAGCCAAACAATTGCGCCAGCGCATCAATGCCCAGCAGCAAATCAACATCGACGAACGTACCTGTAAGGCTCGTATCTATGCTGCAATTAATTACTTCAGCATTGATAACAATGTATCTATCAAGGTGTGGGAGTCGAATTATGCCGATAAGTATGAGGACTTAGCCAAACTCTGCGCTGCGGCTGAAGATTATAAAACGATGGGGAAATGTTATGCCGCTGCATTGGAATGCCGTCGCCGCGCCTCCGAAATCGCCGAAGCTGACCGCGACCTTGGCATCGTCTTCCTTATCTCTCCGGAACTCAGTCCTGAAGACCTCGGTTACAGCAAAGCCTCACTCAAGGAAATTGCCGCCAAGCACAACAAAGGCTTCTACCTCAATCTCATTGACAGCCTTCCTATAGAGAAAGTTGAAAAGAAACGTCTTCTCCGCGATGCCGATATCCAGGAGGCGGAATACGAAGAACTAAACGAGGAATAACATGGGAATAGAACTGTATAGCCAATCCTCAAGCTCTCTGTCATCTTCAGAGAGTACCTTCGACGCAACAACGAGCTTCGAACGCTACTACATGAACCAGATGCAAATTCAGGTCAATGTCATCGACTCCAACAACGTGTTTGCCGAGGTTGCCCGTGCCGGAGGAAAGACCGAAGGTATCACCGGCCCCCGCATCATCCGTGTGGCCAATGATATGCCCGGTGAACTTTCCTTCCTGGTACATAAGACCTACGTCGCCCTCATGACCAATGTCTGGCCAAACCTACAGGCCTACTTTTCCAAGCCCGTCACCGTCGCCGGTAAAGTCCGCCCCATGCTTGAGTACGGCATCGACTACGTTGTTGGCGAAGCCAAACTTCCATCGCACTTTCGCCGACCTCGATATCCCATATCGTACCCCAAGCATAGCGTCGTCTTTCGTGATGGCCATCACATCCAGCTCGTCAGTTCCGACCAGCCCGAATCCGTCGCCGGACGGTCTGCCGTCCATGCCATCATCGAAGAGATGAAGCACAACAAAGGTGAAAAGCTGAAAACCCGTTTGTTCCCCTCACTTCGTGGATCCAGTGCCGATATTCGTCGCTCTCCATACTACCAGGGCATCACCGGTGTATCCGATACCGCCCGCGTTGACCTTGGCGAAGACGACTGGTTCGAAGAATACGAACGCCACATGGATCACAAACTTCTGGAAGAAATATCTACCGTTGCACTTCACGTAAATGCCGCTATCTATCAGAAATACAAACTGATAAATGCACAACGCGAAACCACCAATCCCGTCACCCTTGAGCGCATCCGTCTTGAAATCATCAAGCAAGACCGCATCATCGCCCTTTGGAATCCTCGCCTGGCCGACATGCGCCGGAACGCCACCCTGTATGTCCGTGCCAGTTCTTTCTGTAATAAGGATATCCTCGGTCCTAAGTTCTTTAAAACCCAGCTCGAAACCCTCGACATGGATGAGTTCCTTACTTCCATTTGTGCCATCCGTCACAAGGAAGTGATTAATAAGTTCTTCGCCAGCTACAACAAGGAAAAACACCAATTTTCCGATAGCTACATTTATGAGTCCATTCTGAAACTCGACCTTCGGGAACACTTCATCCTCACAGCTCGATATCTGAAATACTACAGCAAACACGATGAGCTTCTTGTAGGTTACGACCCCGGCCATTTCTCATCCCTGACTGTTGCTCAGGAAAAGAATTCCGGTCGTCAGCTCCGGGTGTTGAAGGAGTTCTATTGTTGTTATCCGGACGAACAACCGGAACTCGCCCGCCAGTTCCATGAGTTCTTCGGCCCGGACTCCATCAACAAGCGCATTATCCTATACCCTGACCGTGCCGGTAACAAACGCCGGGAGGAACTGGAACAAATCACCACCGATAGCCGGGTGTTAAAGCGCGAACTCGAAAGTTACGGCTTCGAGGTCGAGCTGATGAACGAGGGCCAGTCTACAATTTACTATTGGCAGCAGTTCAAGCTGTTGTTACTCATTTTTGGCGGTCGTAGCAATGCCCTGCCGGAAGTGTTGATAGATGAAAACGAGTGCAAGAACCTTTGCAGTTCTATCATGCTCTCACCATTGAAGAAAACAGAGGGACGCATCGAACTGGATAAATCTTCCGAAAAGAAAGTACCTTTAAAGAATCAAGCCGGATTAACAACGCAGCTCCCCAGCTCATTAATCTACCTCCTTTTCGGTCGCTATGGAAACAAAGTACAAGGCGAATTATCATCAATGCCGGATAATCTACCCGATAACTTGGCAGTATAGTAGCTATTTTTCACCCTAAAAATATATCAGCAAAAGTATAATAATGGAACCGTTTGACACCAAAAAAATATCTAACCCTTTGGAAAATACCCCTTTGCTTTTGAAAAATCAAATTGCATTTTTCTTGCAAGGCAGCAGTGTGCACGCACCGCTGAGTTTTCACCTTGCCGCTCACCCCCTCCCGAAAATTCCGAAAATATGACAAACGGCAGGGGCGTCCTTTTGGCGCACCTCGAAACCCACTACTTTCGGGCATGGAAATGACAATGACGGGTATCCAGGCGATGCAATGGGCTAAAGAGATCTCGAAGCTTCCCAATGGCTGCTTCACCATTGCCTTCTTCCCATGCTCAAGGCATAGGGGCGAGGCTGTACCTAATTTAACGGTAAAGGAAGGATGCAAATGGCGCACCCAATTGCCGGAGGAACGGTTCAGCATTGATAGTGATAACTTCTTCCTCTTCAGTGATGCGAACGGTGAGCCAAAGATGTGTTACCGCATACTGATCCGGTATATGGGCTTTCCACAAGATGGTTTCAAACTTCATAAAATAGATTGGCTATGAGTAAAAGCAACCTTAAAATGATAGGCAATTACGGTTGTTATCTTGACGATGACAATGTAATCTCATTTCAAATCGGTGATAAACCGATCTCGTCAATGCTGGATCCGGATCCGATGTTTCCGGTACTTAATGACAGCAGCTTCCCAGACATGCAATGGCAGAGCATCCAAGGATTTCAAGTGTGCAGTCGTGGCTTCAACAATCTGAAGTGTGAAGAGATTGCCTCAGACATCAAGAAGAACCGATTGCTTCCCCGTTTGATAACCAAGCAGGTTAATATGCTATATGGGCATGGGCTTAGCGTGTACAAGCCTACAATAGCCGATGGCAAGTTACAGAAAGAATGGATTGATTGCCCGGAAGTTATTGATTGGCTTAATAGCTGGAAAGAACGTGGCCTTGAATCGGATCATAAAGAGGTTGCCAAATCTATCATCAAGAACTACTACTATTTTCGTGATTTCTTTGTTAAGTGGAGATTTACAATAGGGAAGGGTAGAGGAGTGCTCCCTGTTGCCGGACTTGAAATAATGGAAAATAAGCATTGCCGCCTGGCAACGACAAAGAAGGATGTTGCCACTGATGTAGTCTATTATAAGGACTTCCGGCATATAGCTGTAGGGAGATGGGGGTATGGCACTTCAACTTTCCGTATCTATCCTAAATTCAATTTGGCGGAAATCAGTAATTACAAGTATGCGGCCATATCACACCATCGCGAAAAATCTGTCGATGAGTTCTATGGGGTGAATGAAACACATGCCGGGACGAAGTCGTATATCAAGGGTTCTAATGATACCGCCGATTATATAAACTCGTTTCTCCGTAACTCCCTGGCTGCTAAGATTCATATAATCATTCCTAATGCCTGGATTGAGTCTAAACGAATCCAAATCTCCAAGCTCTGTGAGGAAAACAAGCATCGTAAAAAAAACGATGAGAAATTACTGGAATACAATGGCATTGCGATTGGTACAGTATTCAAAGAGTCCACGCTTATCAAATATCTACAGTCAGAACTGCGTAAAATATCCCGTTATCTATCCGGAGCGGACAACCAGGGGAAAGCCTACGCTACCATTAGTTTTAAAAATAGTGCAGGTGAGGAAGAACGCTGGAAAATCGAGACTGTCGATTTGAAATATAAAGAATATATCGACGCCCTTATTTCCTACGATAAACGCGCCGATGAAGTACTTCTCTCCAGTGTAGGCCTTGATTCTTCAATTTCGAGCGTCAGCAAAGATGGAGTGATTTCCAAATCGGGTGCCGATGCCTATTACAACTACCTGATTTACATTATGTCGCTCACCTCTGAAGATGAAATTTGTTCTGAGCCATTTAATCAGGCCATGCAGATAAACTTCCCCGATTTATACAATCAGGGCTATCGGCTTGGCTTCTACCGAGAAGTTCCAGCTCGCCAGGAAGATGTATCTCCAAAAGACAGACTTAATAAGCAACAGTCATGACAATATTACAAGAACTATTCCCTACCGTGTCGGAGTTTCGTAAATACGCTCCGTATGCCGAAAGTAACATCACTTTCGACCAGCTCAACTCATCTGCTATTTCAGCAAAGAAGCAGATAGTTATCATTCTCACGAAAAAGGTATATTCTGAGATTGTTCCCACTGACGGAGAACTCAAGGATGCCTTATGCATGGCTATGGCAAATCTAACTATGGCTAAACAGCTCATCTTCGACATCGTTTCCAAACGTAAAGACGATGTTGACATCTATAAGCATGAGCAGGAAACTATGCGTCGCTCCTTTATTGAAAACTACTACAACGCAATGGATACAGCAATCCAATTGCTTGATACTGAAGAGAACTTCCCTTCTTGGAAAGAAACCAGGTATAAGAAGCTCCTTGATGGACTTAAGATTCAAAGTACCGAAGACTTCGATATGTTATACTCCATAGACCTGTCTTACCTCTTCTTTTTCCGGGCTATTCCTATTCAAAAGGAGGCCCTGGATGATGGCCTATCAGGCTATTTTGAACGAGCTGAAAATAAGGCGGACATCTTGCGAATGCTTCACCGTTGCCTGGCAAAGCAAACCATTGCCATCGCACTCCGCCGTTTCGATATCATTGAGTTTCCGCCTACGATTCGGAGTCTATTCGATGACTCCAAGGCAAGTCGTTCTGGCAAAGATGAGCAGGAACGTATGCTTGCTTTAGCAGCATCTTTGGCTAATGAGGTAAAACAAGAGTTAGTCAATATCGATTTGCTACTTACTTCGGATTCTTCCGGATCCGTCGATACTAACACCTCCTTTAACCGTCCTGACGACCTAATAATGCTGATGCCATGCTAAATCCAACTATTGATTTTATAGCCAAAGGAACGCAATACAGCATTCCTAATTCCTGGGAGGGTATTACTCCGTACCTTTTTCAGTCCCTCATTCATGACATTGGACTAATGGCCAAAGGTAAACTCTCCGTTGCTATGGTTCGCGTAAACTATGTATGCCGCGTTATGGGGTGGAAACTCAAAAAAATAAAGGACTCTGATGGATGGGCTAACTTAGCCTGGCTGGCCGAACAAGTAACATTCCCATTCACAATTGTCTATCCAGATAATGACGCCGCTCTCCAGGATCTCGATTCGGACACACGAAAATTATGCAAACGTATTCCACCGCACCGATTGACAGGCATCACCATTGCTCGATATCTGAGCAAGCTGCCCTACAACTATGCCGTTGACTCCTGTTTTTGCAAACAGATGATCCCGGTAATTCGCTTCAATGATGAGGAGCTATATTCAGCCTATACGATAGACACTTCCTTCAATCGACTTACTTGTTCTTTGACCGCCCTTCAGTTCATCGAGGCCCGTTCCTTGATTGGCGGATCATTAGAGCAACTTCCGCTTTTAGCCGCCATTCTTTATTATCCGGACCGCTACTCTTCTGATGGAGCTCATTCCCTCGCACATAAATTCGTCAAGTTGCCGGTGGATGAATTGACAGCCATTGCCTTCAACTTCCAGGCATTCGTTAACTACCTATTCACCAAAACCGAATTCAAGTTACTTACAGAGGCCAAGAACACCAAAGTGTCTGCCATTTCCACCGGTGCCCTTGAGTCTCTGTATAACTTGAGTTCCGACGGCCTTGGCGACGTTGACACCATCGAACGGATGAATATCCTTCAATACCTTACAATTCTCCGGAAGAAACTCATCGATACCGTTCGAAGCCTTCACTCTGCTAAGATGGAGAAGATAGACATAGCAAAAGAAACTGGCTTACCCATTCACATAATAAATGATATTCTATGATCCTGAATTTATTAAAATACTTTGCCCAATACCCTCAGAAAGAAGGCGTGATTTCCATGTTCAGCAATGGTGCAAGCCAGTCCCCTCAGTACTCCATTCTGCTTGAGTACGTGAAGAATCTTCCGGATCCGCTCATGCCGGAACTTGAGAATCTTGTTTTCGGCCAATCATACGACGATGTGAAAAGGCGCGTGAACGATATCACCGGTAACTACCTCTTCATTGATTTTGGAGAATTTTCCTCATCTCGCGACTCCAGGAACTCCATCTTAGACCAACAGAAGCTGGCGGCCACCATTGCCATGAAACTGACTGATTCAGCAGATATGGTCGAAGTCGCCATAGCCTCGGATGTCGCCTTGTCACTTCTTGCATCTCTCCGGAAGAAACTCATCCAGGACTCCCGTTCCTCCGCAACTCCCTGGTTAGATAAGATATCCGATAATCACGATATCGTGCCTTTCGTTTCTCCGGAATTTAAAAGTATAGGTTGGACGCTTATGTTTAATTCCTCAGCTGCTGATCTTTTTGATGTGAAGGTGCCTCAATAAATGTCCTTTATCTATTGCAAATAACACTATACTTTTGAAATAAAAAGAACGCTATGGAACTTTTTCTCAGATCAATATTAGACCATTTATGCCATATATTTTCCACTTTCTATGGTTGGTTAGTGGCATTATTACTTCTTATTTTCAATTTCTTTGCTCCAGCCTATTATCCTTTTCTGATAGTATTTATCCTCATTTTGGTAGACTTAGGTTGGGGGATTTCAGTTTCACTGAAGAAAGGTGATTTCGCTTACTCTGAAGCTGGGCGTGAAACTTGCATTAAAATTGCAATATATGGATGCTGTTTAGGTTCAGTCTATATGATTGAACACATGTTTCATCCTGGTATTACCATCACCTCTGTTGCAGCAGCTGTAGCTGGAGCTTGTGAAGTTTGGAGTTTTAGTGCATCCATGTTAATCATATATCCGAAAATGCCATTCTTGCGTATATTCCGAGCGCAGCTCCGTGGAGAAATGGAGAAAAAGTTGGGACGTAGCATTAATACATTTCTAAAATAAAAGATATGAAACATTTTACAATTGCTGAATTATGCCGTTCAAACACTGCTGACCGGTTTGCCATCGACAATCGATGCAAAAAAGAGCACGTCGTTTATCTCACACAGTTAGTGGAAAATGTACTGGATCCGCTGAGGGAAGCCTATGGGAAACCGATAATAGTTAATAGCGGTTTCCGAAGTGAAGCATTGAATCGAAAAATAGGCGGTTCTGCCACCAGCGACCACATGAAAGGAATGGCCGCAGATATCACAGGCGGCAATCCCAAAGAGAACCGCCGTTTATTCTACCTTATTCAAGAACTCGGTTTACCATTCGATCAGCTCATCGATGAGAAGAATTTTTCCTGGATCCACGTTAGCTATCGAGGAGCTACCAATCGAAACCAGATCCTGAAACTTTAAATATGTTGTAACCATGCACTTTGTTCATAATATATTGATTGTGTTGTTTATCTTACTCCTGATCGTGGGCTGTCGAAGTTCGCGGTCAGGAACTTCTCATTCTGATATCGAAACTAATCACCTCAAGGAAACCCGGACCGACTCTTTGGATTTCAAAAGAAAGTTTGCCCGATATCTGCATGAGCAAGAATCCGACCTCATTGTCCGGATCGTGGAGTTCTTCCCACCGGAGCCTGGCGATACCGCCTCACATGGTCCGGTTAAATCTGTAACCGATATCGACCTATCTTCCAAGAGCAAATCCGATTCCACAATTAACGAAACCCAGCTCACCCTTACCTGCGACACCACCTCAGAACAATTTCATGAAACAGAAACCGTCGACACCACCTACCAAGTGAAGCAAGTTCCCTGGTATCAACCCTTCCTTCCATACCTCGTTTTGATCTTCTTGGCCACCCTTATACATTACCTCCGACGCAAAAAATAATCATTTTTTTGCTCAAGCTAAACAAGGCTAAGTCGCTGATAATAAAGATGGTATTGCTACGATATGTGCGTTAATAGTGTTACCTTAGCTGTACAATAATAAAGGTAAAGCATTATGAACGAACAAATTACAAACATTCTCAACCAGAGCATAACGAAGACAGCGAAGATTCAACAGCTCCTTCTTTTAGGTCTTACCCGCCGCCAGGTGGCCGACTTAGTAACCAACGGAAACTACGGTTTCGTCCAGAACGTCTACAAAAAGATGCTTGAGGCAGGCACTTTCAACCAACAACAACCTGTAGCTGCAACAGCCATCCCGGAAATAGACTACACTTTCAACCGCCGCTTCGGCATCGAGATTGAAGCATATAACTGCGATAAACACCGCCTTGCCCGCGAACTTAGCGAGGCTGGAATCGACGTAGCAGTTGAGGGTTACAACCACGACACCCGCAACCACTGGAAACTTGTATCAGACGGAAGCCTTAGCGGAAACGACACTTTCGAACTGGTTAGCCCGATTTTGGAAGGAGAGGCCGGGTTGCAGGAGCTTCAGAAAGTTTGCTGGGTACTTGATTATTGCGATGTAAAGGTAAATAACAGCTGCGGCCTGCATATCCACATGGACGCCGCAGACTTCACCATCGAAACTTGGCGCAACCTGGCAATAACCTACCGCCACCTCGAACCTGTAATCGACGCTTTCATGCCGAATACCCGCCGCAATAACACCTACTGCAAACGCCTTTCCGGTATTTCAGAAAGCCGCATTCGGGAAGCTCAAACCATCCAGGACCTTCGCGGGGTTTTCAGAAACGACCGCTACCACAAGCTGAACCTCGAAGCCTACTCCCGCCACCGCACGGTTGAATTTCGCCAGCATGGCGGTACAACCAACTTCACAAAAATGGAGAATTGGATACGCTTTGCCGCAAACATGATTACCTTTGCAAAACAAGGCATGGTTAACACAGGATGCTCCCTTGCGAACATTCCTTTTTTAACCGCCGACCAAAAAATATTTTTCAAACTCAGAACCAAAAAATTAGCATAATAATGACAACAACCTACACTTTGCAGGACGGCGGTAAAATTACCGCCACCTGCGCCGCCGATTTTGTAACCAAACTCCGTGAGAGCAGCCGTTTCGACAGCCAGTGCACCGACCAGGAATACATGTACCATTTTGCCGACCGATTCCACGATCAGACCGGGAACGTAATCCGCGCTGATTCCCCTGAACACTTTTTGGCGGATTTGTCTACTTATGGTTACGTAAGTGTTAAATAATCAATCCAATAATATTTTTGTTATTGAATTAGTTGGATGCTAATAATAAAAATGTTATTTTTGCATTGTCATTAAGACAAGAGATCTCAATGAGTAATGACAAAGAGCTAAAGGCTCGGATAAAAGAGCTGGAAGAAGACCTGCAATTTTATCTCCGCAGACATCATCAACTGTCTTCAAGAAGCAGGAACATGAAAGCGGTGGTTGAAGCAGAAATCAAACGACTCGAAGAGGAAATCAAGAGTTTGGGTGGTAAACTGTATTGACCAGAAGGAAAACCGCCCTTGTTGGCCACAAGGGCGGGATTCTTTTCGTTGGATTTAAAATTTTGCTATATGGATAAGACTGAACGTTTTTTTGAGTTGAAAGAGCTTTGGAAAAAAAGCGATGAAGCCCATCGTGTTGAAATTGACAAAGAGATTTCAGAATTGCTGGAGTCAATGAATACAGAAGATGATGAAAGGCTTTTGGAAGGCGTCAAACAAGACTTTGCAAATATCCACAATAAATTAGAGGATGTTCGGCAAGAGGTATTGCGTGATAAAATGAAAGAAGTATTGCCAGCAATATCCGTCTCATATATTGCCCGTAAATACTTTGGTAAATCCTCTTCTTGGTTTTATCAACGCCTCAATGGCAACAGAGTAAATGGTAAAGAGGCTACTTTTACTCCTAATGAGTTGAGTACGCTATCTGCTGCATTAAATGATATAGGAAAGAAATTAAGCGCTATGAGTGCTGTATTGTAACAATGCATCCTGAAAAGGAGCATCGTTTTTAAAAACACCAAAATTTGAGGGTAAAGTTCAGATAAAGAACGCTGAGTATTAATTAACACTATTATTCTTCCCTCTGATTAAAAGGCTTCCACGAGTTGGAGGCCTATTTTATTTGTTGTTGGAAATAAATCTATTATCTTTGTAAAAATTAACGGCGGCAACGTATAAGCGGCTAATAAGTAAAGTTTAAAAAAATGAAGAAATTTTATTTAATAGGTGAAGAGTTATCCTCTCTCCGTAAAAATGAAAAATTATCTATTAAAGAACTTTCAGAAAAAAGTGGATTATCTGAAACTCATCTTGAAAGAATTGAAACAGACAGATATCCACTTAGAGTAAAAGAACTACTGACGTTACTTTATTGTATGGGATATGAATTATCATTTATAAAAAAGGTACTTATCAATGATGAAGAAAAAGTTAATTTAGAGTATTTCAATAGGAATATTTCATATACTCCACTCCCTAAAAGGCTCGTGTATTTATTAAATCAAAATCAAATATATACTTTAGGAGAGTTACTGGAGGCCCGAAAGATATCTGTAAAACTTTTAACTATAAAAGGCATTGGGAGAAAATTCATGACTCTTATTGATGATGTCTTAGAGAAATATAAACTTATAGAATTTTCAAAGGTATAATAAAAATGAAGAGGCATTCAAGTTGAATGTCTCTTTTGTTTTCGTCAATATAGATATATTTAATATCTTTGCCTTTGCCAAAAATAAACCATTGCATCAACTCCTCATATCGTGTAACTCGTAAAATCGGGTTCCGGGTGGTTCCGGTTGGCGCACGGTATGAGGAGTTGAGTTTTAATTATACTATGGACAACAGTGATAAAATAGCTGATATAATCTTGCAAGCATTACATCACATTCCTGACTATTTGTCGGTTCAAAACAAGATTTTTACGCCACTAAAAGAATCCGTAAAATTCATGGGAAATAAATACAATCATATATGAAATAGAAGCTATTTTTGGGGTAGAAATCAAAAATGGTACTTGTGAGAAAGAGTGTTTTAATAGTGAATTAAAAACATATATAGAAATAAAATAGCACATGGAGGTAAAAAAAGGTTTCTGGATAAAAAGACCTATTGATATTAGGAATAAAAAAGTTGGCCGTTATAATGTGAATCTTATATATAAACAGGGAAACATCTATATAATGGATAATCACTTAGCGGCAGCATATTGTTGGCTAAATGAATTAAATAAAAAAGAAAATCTAAATTTTTTTCATATTGATCAACATCCAGATTTATGGAGAAATGCACCAATCGAATCATATGAAAGAATTAAAAATCATACTTCTATACTTTTAGACGAATTTATTTCTATGTCATATCAAAGAAATAATGAATTAATTCAATGTTTCAATTATGGCAATTATATTCTTCAAATTCAGCGTTTATTTCCAAATTGGTTTAAGAAATGTTGTTTTGCTTGTCCAGACATTATTGATGATAAAGATTTAATTATTAAATATCAATATGATAACATTCAGTTATTAGGCTGTATAAATGATGCAGTAGAGGGATTTTCTGAGTTTAAAGAGGATAAAAATAACCGCTGGATAATAAATATAGATTTAGATTATTTCTTTTATCATAATACTCTCCAAATGTTGAGCTATGAATATATACATTTCTTCTGTAATGAACTTAGAGAAGCTTTGGAAAAGAGTGATAAGATTGCTATTGTTACAATAGCTTTAAGTCCCGAATGTTGTGGTGGTTGGGATAATGTTATTCCTGTAGCTAACTATGTTGCTAAAGAATTAGGATTAGATTTTAAACTATAAGATATGAGAAAAGTACTATTTATCTTTGTGCTAATGAGTTTAGCGATGTCTATTCATGCACAACAATTACATCGTGTTTATTGTGAACTTCTTGGTACAGGGAAGTTCATGAGCAGTAAAGTTAATGTCACTGTCGATTTTGGGCAGGAAGCTAAAGGATGGAGTTCACGCCTTGTTGATGAGGATGGTAATCCTCTTTCTTTCAACTCTATGGTTGATGCAATGAATTACATGGGACGACTTGGATGGAAATTCGAACAGGCCTATGTCGTAACATCTTCCAATCAGAATGTTTATCATTGGCTTTTAAGCAAGGATATCCCGGAAGGGGAAGCTATTAACGAGGGATTTAAGATTCGAAAGGATGCCAAAGAAATAAAAGAGGATAAAAAAGAAACCAAGAATAAAAAATCGTTTATCCGAAGTGCAAAAACAGAAGACGATGTATATAACTAAATATTCAGAGAAAGCGGAGCCTAAAAACTCCGCTTTTCTTGTGTCTCTCGCTGTGGATTTTAATCATCCTCACTAAACAATGACCGCATTCCAGTGACCGCTTCTGATGTCAGCGATTTGCGTATTGCCTTTTCGTGCTTCAAAGCTCTGTCAAGTTCCAGATATCTTTCAAAGTCTTCACCTGATTTTTGAGGTTTGTCTTTCAACTCATCCAGCTCTTTCTGAAATTTCAGAGTACGTTCAAATGATTGCTCACGTTGAACATGTTTTCCGAAAAGAAGGTTCTCAATGGTAGAATAAACCCAAAGTTCAAATGCGGGATTTAACCAAGCTGCGAATTTAAGAGCCAAAATACGATGCATCCAAGTGCCGGATTTTTGTCTTGAATCGACTAAATCGCTCTCATCTTGGATACCTAAAAAACGGGAATTCCCGCTTTTTAAAGCTTCATTAACAAATGCTCTTGTGCTTGCATTTGACATAAATTCATTTACTTGTTTCCCGAACGGCTTTGCCATTTCAGTAGCATTAATCATCATCCCGTTACTTTTTTCCAATGCAAAAGTGATTGGATTCTCTTCAAATACACAAATTTTTGTTTCCATGTTTGATTATGTTTGAATAAATAAATAATAAATACGCCACAAAAATAATACAAATAATTGATAATCAAATAATTATACATGTTAATTTTAAACATAAAGTAAAATTATAGCATTTTCGAATACTGTTTGTGATAGATATTGAAAGAATTTATGTTTTTCTTTTTGTTTTCTCAAAATAAATCCCCATATTTGCAGTGCGAAACAGTACAGCCCTGCTTGGTTGTCGATGTGCATCGTATAATGCTCACAAGTTTGCGGGCTTTTTTTATGCCCTCTTTTAAGATATTGGCGGCTGCCTTTCCCATACATTGTTTTTGCCTCGGCAATCAACGTTGTACTGTTTCGCGACACGGGATATGGCAGCCGTTTTTCTGCCTAAATGCGAAACAGTACAACGTTATGAAAAAAGAAAAACAACACTCCAACGGACGCTCCGTATCCGTCGAGAAAGTTCAAAAAATGCTTCATGAATTGGCCTTAGAACTTTGCTCTGGCCGCAAACACCTTCAGGCAGACTGCCAAGGTACAACTATCGTTATTTACACCAATGGTGGCAGTGTCAACATCTCTTTTAATAAGGAAGGAGGTTCCATATGAAACGCAAATTTGTTATTGTAAAGCATATCATTACTGACAATGAAGGTCAAGAAACACTTCAGTATGACTTGATGCCTACAAAACCTTTCACACTTTATAGTTTGGATATTAAAGAAATTATTGAGTTAAGAGACTTTTTAACTGAATATATAAATAAGGAAGGAGGTAGCAAATGACACCTAATAATGAAAAGCGACTCTTCCCAATCAATATCGATGGTGCGCAGATATCTTCTGCCTCAGTTGAATCCATCAAGTTCATGCAAGAAGAGAACTATGTCTGCTCCATGATATCAAATGTCGACGAAGTAATCGATATAATATTGGAAGAAACATTCCCATACGGTAAAGATGCCGATACTCAACGTCTGCATATCGTTCGCAATCTCCGTGAAATTAGTCGCCATTTATCAACCTTTAAATTAGATAACGATGAAAGATAAAGAACAAACCATCACAGATATTAGTATTCACGTTGCAGCCTTGTCTGCATCATTCAAGCCTGCACCCGATGCCCGTCATACGACTCATTGGTTTACCACCAATGAAGTCTTCGATGCCATCCGTCGCATTGATCCGGGTGCTCAAATCACCAAGGATCAAGTTCATCAGGCCATGCACGATGCCGGCTACCGGTACCAGAATCGGCCCGGATCCGCAGGCTTAGACTTCCGCTGGATGCTCCAGGCGAAAGAAATAAAATAGAGTAAAGCCCCGGGAAACCTCCACCGTATTAGTTACACAGAGAATACAAGGTTTTCCGGAGCTGTTTTTGTCCTTTCCTTATCCTTCTCCTCTTTCTACATTCGCTGCAAATAAGCAGTGTATATGATTACAGACCAACTCATTCGCAACAAATTTATAGCTGATGTCATGTCCCAAGGCATCAACAAAATCTACGAGACACAAGAAAACGTGGTTCGCACTTATCTGAACACCCGTTCCGGAGCCCTGGTAGCACACCTTCAGCGTCGTCCCTTTACATCCCATGACTCCGACAACAAGCAAGTCTACTATATACGCATCTTCCCGTACCTTCGGTTCCTGGATATCAACTATCGCCGTGGATCCGATCGCATCTCCCGTCACATTCGCAGCAATCTTGCACTTTATAACCGTGTAGTTTGGGGAGTTCTCTATCATGAAACTTTTCCGGAGATCAAATACGGCTATACTCAGGAAATCCGGAGCTCCATCCGCCGGGAACTGGAGCAAGCTCTTGAACAACCATCTAATTAAATCAACATGGCTAAGAAACATCTCTCCGAAGACGAAATCAAACTTATTATTTCCGGTGACAGTTCTAAACTGCAGGAAGCGCTCCATGCCCTCACTAAGGATACCAAAGCCCTTAAAAAAGAGGAAAGTGAACGCCGCAAGGCTATGGTAGAACTCGAAGCCCAAGGAAAAAAGAACACGAAAGAGTACAAGAACCTCTCTAAGGAGTGTAGTGAGTACAGTAATCGCATTTCCGAGAATAATAAGCGGATCAGTGCTCTCAACCGTAACATGAACGTCAATGATATGACTATGGGCCAACTCAAAAAGGAAGCCAAACAACTTGCTGCTGTGTTGGATAACCTTTTAGAGTCTGCGAATCCGGAAGAGTATGCCCGCTTGAACTCCAGGCTCACAGATGTTCGCAATCGTATGGGTGAGCTACGCAATGCAGGTAGAAAAGTTAACCAAGAAGCTGATAAGGGTGTTGCCTTGATGGCCAAGCTGAAACTTGCCATCAAAGCCTTTATAGCAGTAAAGCTTCTTGGCTGGCTCAAATCCGCACATGACCAAGCTTACGAAACCCGCAAAGAATTTGCTAAATACGAAGCCGTTCTTCGCAATACTTTCCAGTCCCAGAAGAAAGCCAACGACGCAATGAAGATGCTCCAGCAACTTGCTGCAGACACACCATCTTCCATGCAGGAATGGACGGAAGCCTATATTAAACTCATTAACAGAGGTCTGAAGCCCACCAGCCAGGAACTCATCAATATGGGTGACTTGGCTTCCTCCCAGGGTAAATCCGTCGATCAGCTTATCGAAGCCATTCTCGATGCAATGACTGGCGAAAACGAGCGTCTCAAAGAGTTTGGTATCAAGGCCTCCAAATCCGGAGAAACCACCAAGTACACTTTTCGTGGTGTTACGACCGAAGTTCGTAATTCTGAGGATGCTATTAAAGACTATCTGTTATCACTTGGCCGTATTGAGGGCATTGCCGGTTCTATGGCTGTACAAATGCAGGAACTTGAAGGTATCCAGTCCAACCTTGGCGATACGATGGATGCCTTCTTCAACAAAGTGGGTAAAAAGTTAGAGCCCTTTTGGAAATGGGCAATGAAAAAGGCAAACGGTTTCTTCAGTGCTATGAGCGATTTACTGACGTCCTACACCGAAACCTATGATTTGCATTTCGATAAAATGGTGCAGCTCGAAGGCACTCTTCCCGGTCTTGTTGCTCGATATGAGGAGTTGGCTGGCAAGTCATCACGCTCTGCCGAAGAACAAAAAGAGTTGGCCAGCGTCATTTCACAGATTCAGGCTATGGTTCCCGGTGCTGCAACAGCTTTCGATAATTACGGTAATGCCATTGCCATTTCCAGCGAAAAAATCGAAGAATTCTTAGCGAAACAACGTGCCTTACTTAAATTCGAAAACCAAAATGCAATCAAGGAGACCACCAAACAACTTGAAGAGTATCGTAAGACCTACGAGAACCTTATTGCACAGCAGGAGCAAGGTGGTGCAACTATAACTCAGACCAATGGTCAGTTTGGAGGTAGCACCTCCTATATCGACACCACCACCATGCCACAGATTGAGGCAAATATCAAGAAGTACGGTGAGCTGATCCAGGGTGCTGAAGAAAAGCTGAAGCAATTGAACGGCCAGACGGTCGAGGATGCCATTCACTCCCAAAAACAAATGCTTGAGGCACGCCAGAACTTCAACAAAATGGAAGAAGTACAGCTGAAGGCCTGGATAAAAAATAATAAAGACACTTATAAGGAATACGCAGAAGTCGCTCAGGAAATATACAACAAACGTTTTCCAGAAGAAGATCCGGCAGCCGCAAAAAAGAAAGCGGAAAAAGCAGCTAAGGCAGCAAAAGTAGTCGCCGATAAAGCTCGGACTGCAGCTGAGAAAGAACAGCGGGATAAAGTATCTACTGAGCAAGCCGCTGTGAAATCCCTCGAAGCTCTCCGCGAAGAAGACTTGCAGAATCAGCAGAAGACGTACAACGATTCTCTTGCCGCTCTGAACTCGGCCCAGTCCATCGGCAAACTCACCAAGCAGCAGTATGAAATGATGCTGTTGGAGCTGAACAAACAGAATGCCGACGCCCGTCTCAAGATTGAGCAGTCCTACTATTCCGATGCCCAATCAATGGCCCTTACTGATGCTAACACCAAAGAAGACATCGTCCGGAAATCCAATCAGCGTGTTATCAATGCTGAAAAAGAAGCCAATGTTACCCGTGCCGCTCTGCAAACACAGTTGAATGAACTTATCAAAAGTTTTAAGGATCAATTCAAACTAACTACTGTCGATGAAGACTATGCGATGCAACTTAAGGTGCTCGAGGCATCCTATCAGGCCCGGAAGGAAATGGCCGAAAAGAATAACCTCGATACCACTGAGCTTGACAAAGCCTACTATCGTGCCAAGGAGCAACTCGAATCCGAATATCAGCAACGTCTCCTGGCTATTCGCAATCAATACGGTCTCACAACTCAGCAGGAACGTCATAATGCAGAGTTAGAGCAATTGAAGCTCGCACGTGCTCAACAACTACTCACTGAAGAAGAATACGAACAGGCTGTCCAAAATCTCAAGCGAGACAGTTATAAAAAACAGTTTGATTATTATGCAGATCTATTCTCCAATGCTATTCAGTCTTTACAACAAGCTGAAATGGATCAGATCGACGCCAAGTACGACGCTGAAATAGAAGCTGCCAAGGGTGATGCCGATGAAGTTGAACGCCTGGAGAATGAAAAGGCTCAGAAGAAACTCGATATCCAGAAAAAGTATGCTGATGTCAATTTTGCAATTAAAGCCTCTCAGATCATTGCCGATACAGCTGTAGCCATAATGAAAGCACTTGGTGAACTTGGACCAATTGCTGGTCCTATTTTTGCAACTTTAATGGGAGTTACTGGTGCTGCTCAGTTGGCCAGTGCCAAAGCCGAACGCGATAAGGTCAAGAATATGACTCTCTCCGGAAGTACATCTTCCGGATCCGCCGCCGGTGCCCGTGTTGCTACCGGTCGCCAGGAAGGTGGCAAAATAGATGTCCGCCGTGCCCAGGACGGCAAACTCTTTCCGGACTCCGACTATGATCCGGACGCTCGCGGCTTCATCGATCGCCCTACCGTCATAGTAGGAGAGGGGCCTGCCGGCCAATCAAAAGAATGGGTGGCCAGTAACGCTGCTGTCGAGAATCCCACCGTAGCACCGATCTTGGATATCCTCGATAAATCCCAGCAAGCCGGCAACATCCGCACGCTCGATCTCAACCAGGCTATCCGCGCCCGCATGGCCGGTTATGCTTCCGGCGGATCAATAAGTAAGACGTCTTCAACTCCGGATCCGACACCTGCTGGCAACTCAGGCACTGCACTGCCGCCAGAACTCATGGAGAAGTTGGCTCGTTCCATCATCCATCTTGATGAGTATGGAGTACCGGCTTCAGTTGTTCTTTCCGACATCGAGCGGAAGACAGAACTTCGCAATCGTTCTCGTTCCATTGGATCCAAAAAACAAGCATCATGAAAATAGTTAATACTAAAGCTGGTCAAGCCTATCACCTCACTCCTGGCACTCAACTTGAAATCGAACGCCCTAACCTCTTTTTCAACGAATGGGGTGAACAATCCTTGCCAACTGATCTTCCAGACACTGACCAGAATCGTCAGCTCACTAACTACCCGGACATGCTGGCCAACCGGAACAAACCTTCAGCCAACATCGATTGTAGCATCCAAGATGGAGATTACTTTATGCCTTGCCGGCAAGCCATTTTAGGGGCCAAACGCCGTGAAAAGATTTCCACGACATTCTATATGAACGAAGGTTCCTTCCTTTCCAGGATATCCGATGTCACCCTAACCGATATCTTTGGTGATGAAACCATTCCAGGAATCACCACTGTCCAGCAAGGAATAGACTTCTGTTGGTCCCTTCGCGATAACTCGCATCCCTATTTTGCCATTTTCCCGATAACGGTCAACCTGGATGGAGACCGTCGGTATGTCAATCGCATCAATTATATGAACGATGCCGGTGTTTGCATATCCGACAGATCTCCCGAAAAAGGAAACTATCGTTTTTACAACTCTTTCGAACGAAAAGAAACCGTCAACAATCGTATCATCAAGCTTGAGCCGGGTTATTACATTTCTCCATTCATCCGTGCCGCATACCTATTACGCCGCATCTTCACTTACTTTGGGTATACCTTGCTCGATCACTTCCTTTTGACGAACGAACCTTTCAGCAAAATGGTATTTATAAACAATACCATCGATTCCCTCGTCAACGGCACAATTTTGCTTTCCCACCTGGTGCCCGATTGTATGGTCAACACTATTCTCGATGTTTATCGCAAAAAGTTCTGTTGTGAGTTTATCCCCGACGAAGTTGCACGTACTGTGCGGATAGAACTGTTCAACGACATCATGGATTCAAAGCCAACAGTTGATTTAACCCCATATCTGAAATCCCATCCAGAACTTTCTTTCTCCGAATACCAACAGCTCAAACTATCCTCTGAAACAGTGATTACAGAAGGAAATACCTACGATTCAACTTACGAACTGGAAGCTAAATATCCGGAAGCCTGGTACAAAGAGGCAGATGGCAGCTATTGCCGTACAGGCTACGCAGACAGTATTATCGAAGAACGACTTTCTGATGGCAACATTCCCTATTATGCCGGCGGTCCTCTTAAAGCTTATGAAGTAAAAGTGCCGGATTGTGCATTTTGCATATCATATCTTGCCTTTCCAGATATACCCAATGCGGATAGAGGTAAAATGAAAGCTGGAGAGACAGCACCTTATATCGGTGACGGTCGTACACTCAATTCAACGATTGACGGTGTACCAGCAGAGAGTGTCGACGAAGATTCTGCAGCATCAGATGAAGATGTTGTAGCAAACAATCCAAATCAGAAACCTATCCTGGCTTTTGTACAATATAGCTCTAATTATGCAATCGGAACTAATCACGATGTATTGGGTAAATGGGGATATTCCTTGCTATATAATGGTCCCACTGGTATATTCGAGAAATTTTACCGAAAGTTTGACAACCTCCTCCGTAATTCCCTTCATAAGGTCTCTGCCGATTTATTGCTCCCTAACTCTTTAAAAAATTCCCTTCAAGTCCATCATAAGGTTACTCTCCAGGGAGTTGAGCTGTTATTCAACATCTTTAAATACACCATCGGTGGAAAATCAGAACCGGTTACATCCGAACTGATGACAACCTCGCTCTATGAGCCATTATCCATAGCCAAGGCTGAATCTGAACGCATGGTCCGGAATACGGAATACAAATGGATGATCGTTTCTTCCACTACAGAAGTCAGTGAATCTGAATATATTGCTGCCGGTTATACTATCGGAGAAGGTGAAAGTGACATGCGGAATACTATTTCGGCCATCTATCCTTTGCCGCCAACCAAGGCTATTTATGATGCCGGAGGCACTTATTATCACCGTAACTATTATATATGTCTTATAAGCCGAACAAATGGAAAAGTTTATTATCGCATAGATTTATCCCTACGTCCGGCACTATTTTCAGAAAAGGATCCCAATGAACGTCCCACGCGTCCATCAACGAGTCCTACCTGATTTTGTCCTTTAGTTACTCCCAATCCAATTCTAATTTTGGCATAAAAAGAAATCAATATGACTATACTGCAGCAACCTGATGCTTTATCGCTATCTCAGAATCTAAAGGAGTTCCACATTTCTTCAGATGTTCAGGTACCCTTTATTCTGAAACAAGGTGGTGTGGAAATCTTATCCCAGCGTTACGATCCTTCCGCAGATGGACATATCACAATAAACCTGCGTGATATCGTCCATGCCCGGCTATCTTACCAGCTGATCGAATCAGGACAAGTATATGAACAATCCTCACTTGCCTCAGATTTTACAGCTGTGATTAATGACACTACATTAACCTTCCGTGTCATCCGCTCCGGTATTGACCGCCTGGCCGATTCTGCCGCCAATTTCCTCACGCAGAATTTCCTCACATGGCAGCCATCAATAAAGCCGGTTACCTATTATTCTCCGGAGTTCCTGACTTACTATGCCACAATACCTTGTGTGGCAAAGCTTCGCGCATACTTCACCGATACTTCCGGATCCGTGATATCACAAACCGACTACACAGTTGCTGAAATGGTTGCCGGCATCGCATACACTATACCTCTGCAGTATTCTGTAGTTGCCGGTTGGCTTGGCCATAAATTGCCAGCCTATTATGATGTATGGGTTGAAAACCTAACCGATCAGCGTCTCACATACATACAACGTTATTATGCTGAAGACATGCGTACCGAGCAAGAGCAGTGGATCCTCTTCGAAAATTCCCTCGGAGGTCTCGACACCTTCCGTGCCTACGGTACTACAACATTCAGCGGTGAGCATACACATAACCTGGCAGAAATTGACGAAATTTCTCAAGAGTACCGTGTCGATACCGAACGAAAGTTTCAAAAAAACACCGGCCATTTGAATCAGGATGAGCGCAAGTGGTTACTTGACTTTTTTCCCTCCCAAGCTAAGTATCTTTATGCCGGTAACTACCTGCGTCAGATTGTCGTAACAGAAAGCAATGTCAGCTACACTGACCGTGCTCTTCCTTCCAATTACACATTTACATTCAAATATGCTGATGCCCGTCCCTTATTAAACCTCCCCAGAACCGATATTCCAGCAGATGTTCTCAGCATCACTGTTCCTGAAGTCGGTTCTTTTACAGTGCCCCCTCGGCTTGCTGAGTTTCCTCGCCTTCCACTTTCCGAGGGGGCACTCTTTCCAATTCAAAACCCATACTCCGAAGAATGGGGTATCACAACCGCTGAAGCTTTTGCCACTTATGTAGGCCAACAGCTTGCTGAGTTTGCCGGATCCGGAGGTGGTATTGGCCACCAGCACCGGAATATCGACCTTTTGAATCTTCTTAGCTACGTCGCAGAATATCTGTTAGTCAACAATAAGAAGATCAAAGCTGGTTATGCTGATATAGCAGGTGATATCGAGGGTGATAAGTACATACACAAAGATCGAGTTGATCGTACCGATTATCTGCTGAAATTTGGTGAATTTATCGACTCGCTAATTGCTGGCAAAGGAGCTGGCATATATCCTGATGGGCGTGCGCAATTTCAGAACTTAGAAGTTAGGTCATCGCTGACCGTTTTAGAACTTATCTTCAACCGACTGTCTGCCATGGAGAGTGATTACTCATTTTCCGAATCCGGCACGATTGAAAGCGTGGAACTTCTGGAAGACGGTACTTACCGTTTACCACTGCGTAAACGTTGGGAGAATGATTTCACGGCATTAGCAGAGAATGATGTGGTTTACGGCATTGTCAACGACTTGGCATCAGGTGGTGGCAATTATTACACATCCTGGTTGCGTGTCTTGCACGTCGACACATCGGCCAATACCATCAATGCTGTTATGTATCCGGATAGTGAGGTTCCCGGTGGTAAGAACTATCCTCCAGAACCATTAATGATATTGTCTCATCGTGGTAATCCGGTAAATGCAGAGCGTCAGGGATACTGGTATCTATCCAGCCGAGAGAAGTGCATCTGTATGTTAGACGGTGTCATAAAGCCTATATTGGAAGAAAGCAACTACTCCATCATCATAGGGCGTCTGAAGCATTTGTCACTGTTTGACAATCTGCCAATCAACTACCTGCACACCTACGTATATTGCCGTGGTATTGCTGTTCAAGACATTCACCGTATTGACTATGAGGGCATACCTGTACGGGTTGAAAACAACCGTGGCAAGTGGAGCGCAGAAGAATCGGTGAGCAATCCTTATCAATCTACTCAGGAGGTGTACGATGCAGTATATCACTACGGTTGCAAATGGATGTGTCTGGTAACGGGTACTACCGAAGAACCACAGTATGCATCTACAGGATGGGCTATGATCGAAGGAAATCCGGACTTTACTATTGACATTGATAGCAGTAACGGCTGGCACTTTGACGCGGATAAGTTTGAGACTACCCTTAAGATTACCGGTAAGCTGTACAATCAGGATGTGACGTTTCACATCCTTGATACGGATATTGAATGGACACGTGATACGGGTAACATAACGGAAGATAATGCCTGGGCGGTCGCACATGCTGAAGCAGGAAAGTCCTTACCGTTGACAGTGAATGACCTTGGTCCCGACTATCTGAATATGACTGGATGCAAGTTTATAGCAAGAGTGCTGTTGCGTGACGGACAGAATAATCATGAGACAACAGATTATGTACCTTTTTAAATTGTAATATTATGGAAAAAATTGGATGCCTTTTTTATCCGCATGTAGTGGAATACTCATATAGGCTATTAGGAGTTTTCCCTATGCGTTCGATGACTATAGTTCACGTAGAGAAATTCTATGGCGAAGAAGCATTAAAAAAAGCGGTTGAGAAAAAAACAGGCCGCAAAGTTGTAAGAATTATATCTCATACCTGATTATGCAGAGTAAACAGCGCAAAATAACGATCAACTATCGCCCGCTTCAGATAAGTGGAGATATCGAAGTTGTAGGCAGCGTACCGGGTATGCAGGTGTATCAGGCTGATAAGAATGAATACACCCCGGACTATACGCTTACTCCCCTGACGCTCTTTCCACATTGTAACGCCACCGATCCGGATGCAGTTGCCAAGCTTGGTACTGTCAATGCTTCATTGACGAACATGAAATGGTATGAACGTATAGGCGGTATTCGAACATTGATCACATCATCTAATACCAATTATGTAATTACAGATTCAGGATCGGAAAAGGGAAAGATTCAGATGAAGAAAAATGTCTCGACGATCAATCCCGTCACACTTGAATTTTATGCCGAGTATGTAGACAGTAAACGTAGCGGGCAAACATACGTGTACAATTTTACCCGGTTAATCCGTTCGGTGGATGGCAGTGAACCGACTCCTAAACTGATGATAGACTCACCTTCAGGTTTGGACTGGAATCCTCTGCGTGACACTGTACAGCAAACGATCACCGCTAAGCTGATTGTAGGAGATACGGATGTGACCGCTACGAATAAATGCAGGTTCTTCTTTTACCGGAAGCTTGAAAATGGATCGCTTGAACAGATAGTTGACGGTAACGGTGATAACGACTGGGAGTTTGTGTCGCTCAATAAGAATGTATTTACTTTCGACCGGAATTATATAGGTGAGGATCAGATATATGTCTGTAAAGCCTCTTATTCCAAGGATGGCACTCCGGCTTCTACACCTGATGATGGTATTGGCTATGTATCTACTACTATCCGCCGCCGGATACCTTCAATTGAAGTCGACTGGAAAGGTGTACCGCAACAGGTGGCCGATGGCACGACGGTAATATATCCAAAGCCTATAATTCGAGATACGATAGGTGATATCCCTAACCCTTCCGAGGTACTGGATTGTGAATGGAGAACCAAAGCGGCGGGGGCTTCTTCGTACACGTTGGTGGCAACCGGCTTCAATCCGAGTATCCCTTTCACTGACGGGATGATGCTCGATCTGACAGTAATAGACAGAGGCCCCTATGCTGCTCTGGTAACGTCTGACGGAAAGTATATCGTAAACAGCGATAACAAGTTTATCGTTGCAAGGAAAAGAATTGTTTAATTTTAAAATACTTGATTATGGCATTTTATATCAAAGTAACCAAAGAGGTGGCGGATGCGCTCGATCTGACTGCTATCCGTAATAAAACAGCAGATGGCAATGTGCTGTTATGGCAGGCTGACGTAGCGGGCTTTCCCGGTGATACCGTATTCGAGCGTGCTGTGGAAGTAGGCGGTGTCTGTCTTACTCCGCAGCAAGCGAAGGCAGAGATCGACGGAACAGACAATCCCACTGAGGTTAGCACGCCGGATAAATATAAAGTAGAAGATCCTGAGGAATCTGACAATACAGAAGGGGAGGTAACCAATGAGCATAGCGAGTAAAGTCGGACAGGTGACCTTTTCGCAGAAGTCCGGCGTATATATGGCGGCAATCCTGTGCGATAAAGGTGACTTATACCAGGAATATGACGGTGATTCATCCGCTCCTACAAACATAGCGCCGGATTTTACGACATTGAAACCTACATTGTCTTTCCTGCTGACTTCCTCCCGTGTAGCTGAAGGAATTGTTGTGCCATCTTCCATTAAGTGGTATTTCAACGATGTGCTTATTAATTTCACGTCCAATGTGTCGACAAATACCTTCGGAGGTGAAACCGGACATTTCAAGTTTGTGCCGTATGCTGCCGGTACCACAAACTATTACGGCCTTCAGGTAGTAAAGAACCTTGTGAAGGCTTCTGCTGGCGCAAGCTGTACGATCAAAGGAGTGGCAACGGTGACAGTCGGTAATGTTTCGGATGAAATACAATGGGTTTATCCTATCCCGATAACAAAGGGAGTCGGAAATCAGAAAGTGGTGACCATCATGGCCGGCGATGACAAGTACTTCGCCATCCGGGAGAAGGGAGGCAGTGTTATATTGTCAGCCGTTGCCCGTTTGGGAGCTTCGGAACTGACAGCCGGTTTATCATACAAATGGTACAGGATGATCAACAATGCATGGAACCTGATCAGCGGACAAACCGGAAAGAACCTGACGGTAACGGACAGCATGGTGGATACTACCGGCATATTCAAGGTAGAGGTATATCAGGATTCTACTCTTATTGGTTTGGATACTCAGACGGTAATCGATTTGTCTGATCCCTATGACATCATAACCAATCCGACACCGGAAGATGAGACCATCAGCAAGGCAGGAGATACGGTAGTCTACAGGCCTATTCTTGTCAAACGTGGAGAGACAACGAAGGCCAAGGATATGACATTCTATTTTGTTTTCATGGACAGTGCCGGCGTGATACTTAATCCCTCTACGGCTAATACTCCTTCCGCCTCCGGTACCTGTACTTATGAAATGTGTCAGCAGGCAGGTGGCAACGTGGCATGGACAATAACAACTAAAGATTGATAATATGACATTAGCAACAAAAACAGGAGAAGTTAAATTCCTTCAGCAGGGGAAACGAGGTATGTTGCCATACCCGGCAGGTGAATATGACCTACATACATCTTATGTTTGTACGGATATGCTCGCTCCTTATGTACTATACAATGGTATCTATTATGTGATGAACCAGGTCACAACTTGGGTCGGTCAAGGTGTTCCATCAAACATCAATAATCCTCAAAAGGATTATGCTGTCAATGGAACTAAAGCCACTTGGATACCATTTGAAGGCTATAAGGCTATTTATGTGGAAATCTTGATGGCCAATTTTGCTAAGCTTGCAAGTGCTGTATTCTATGGACAGTATCAATTCTCACAATACGGAGAGGATGCTTCAGGCTCTGCTGTAGAAACGGAAGGTGGATACAAGGATTTTAATCCGAACGATCCGATGAATTCAGCCAATGCATTCCGTCCCAATCTAATGCTCGATTTTCTGACTGGAAAAGTATACTGCAAGAGCCTTGATGCCAGAGGAAGTATTTATACTCCTTATTTAAACATCCCCTTGGAACCTGATGTGGAAACAGTTATTAAGGTACGTGGAAGAATGAATGGATATATTACATGCCTTGGAGTTTCTACGCAGTCACATACATTGTCACTGCCAAGAGCTGTGGATATGGATGCTGGAACTGAACTCAATCTGTATTATTATGTGATGCCTGGGAGACTCGCGCCAAGTCCGACCATCAAGATCTATCCTGATGGTGAATTCCTGCCACATGGGCTAACAGAGTTTAGAATGCGTAGTAACACGGAAGTCCAGTTGAAAGTTGTTAAGATTGGAACTGCCGATGCTGATAAGATGTGGATGATTCTGAATGCACCGTACAATGGTTCTATTGATTTATTTCCGTGTGTTTTGGCACAGGGGTATGTTACAGGAACATCCACAGGAGCTACCATTGTGGCGACTACATATGATGGATCCAGTCTTTCAGTCTCAAGGGTTGCAGAAGGACACTATCGCATAAAGATACCATCGTCCTGGAAAATGGACCACTATAAATACATCGTGATGCTAACCGGCATAGGTGCTGTATCGGGCGGTCCTAATAGTCCTACAAAAGCTACCTTAAAAGAGCAGTCATATGAATATTTTGATGTATGGGTATCTGATGACTCATCAGTTAACGACGGTAGCTTTTCATTTATGATTTCAGATACATATGCCTGGGGAAATAATGGTGGCTTTTTAACACCTACTTGATGGGATGATTTTAAATGAATATTATTTATAAATAGTGATTAAAAACAAAATGTTAAATTGGGCCGATTTTCATCGTAGAAAAAACGCCCGTTAAATCTACAAGGGTATGATAGAAAAGATAAATATTAGCGATCCAAGCATAGCGGAGGAGATTAGAAAACAGATGGCTGTATCTACGTCTACAAATAAAGGCTTAGAATCACCTAATGACAAAAAAGCTATATTGACTACGAAAACATGGGATGAATTTATATCTATCGGACGTAGAATAGGTGCAGGAAACTCAGTAGTATTCTCATCCGCAGTGGCATGGGAAAACAATGGATTTGGGACTTCGTATCCTTCAGGGATTATAACCAATAAAGGCGGATTTTATATTACCGTATTTTGTATTACAGGAAAAGCAAGAGAATATAATGTTAAGATAGGAGAATGGGGAGATATTAAGTAAACATTTTATATTTCATATTGCAGTTTAGATGATTTATTATTTTTCTGTCATATCTTTTGCCCGTTAAAAACGGAAGATATGATGGAAAAGATAAAGATTGCAGATGCACTGAGTGAATGGCCTGATTCAAGTTCTGTGTCAAAGTTAGTAGGGTTGGGTAGAAATATTACCCCTGGTAATTTATTCTCTAACCAGCTTATACCTAATGATTCTTTTTTAGTTGGAGATGGAGGGATGTCTTATGCCGTTATTAAAAGTTTAGGGAGAAAGGGAGGTGATGGTGTAGCTTCTGTTTTATTGGTAAGTAGCTATAATAGTAATCAAAGAAATCATTTTCGCGGAGTAGTGGGTAGGATATTTGCATTGCGCGGGCATGCTGCTGCTGGATTAGCTGCCTACATATGGGATGTCGTTTGTGTAACAGCCTATAATGCTTTCAAATTCTCTCATTCGGACACGAATTTGAAATGTGGAAAATGTACATACAATGGTGAGAACTATATCGCTATCCAACTGGGATATTCTGCCTATACTGATATCTTTTTCACAGGATTTTATTCAGGTAATTGCGTATTCCTTAACGTTCTTGAATCAGAAATTACATGGATCGGTTGATTGGCTGGGAGTAATCCCAGCCTTTTTATTGGCCAATTAAATAATTCTTTGTCAATTACAAATCTTTCCATTCTCCCCAGATAATTTCTGTATAATTTCCGGCACCATAACGGAATTTGACCCGACTGCCTCCAAAAAATAACTGAAAAATCATTTGGCTTGTTGTCACAGACCCTATTGTATCTCTCTGACAATGAACAACACAGCCACCACCTAATGTCCAATTAGGAGTAAGCCCCGATGTTATTCCTATCATTATTCCTTCTCGCGTGTATAAATAATAGTCGTCTGGATGTGTATCCATAATAGAAGCTGGAAATAACAACAGGCCACCCTTTACTTTATTATCGGACGAGAGTAAACCTTTTTTTTCGTTTGTTGCTGTAGGCAAACTTTCTCTTAGCAGTTCAATCACATTTACATCCGTAATATTAATCTTTTCCATATCTTCCGTTTTTAACGGGCAAAGGATATGATATGAAAAAGGCAACCGAAGCTGCCTATTCATTAAAAGGTAAATTCCTTGACAGAATATCCCTCATCTGGCTCTTCAGGAACTTCAACCGGTGATTGGAAAGTAAGATTCATATTACACGAGTAAGAAAGAGTTAATTGATTTGTTTTTGCAGTTCGAATAAATATATCAAGCATTGGCCCATTAGCCGTTGATGCTTGATATAAAATTCGAGCTTTACTTATTACTCTGCCAGAATTTGCCAACTGAACAATAGATTGCCTATCACTATATCCATCAGCATGGATATATAGTAACTGAGAACTTGGAACCTCATTATTATAATAGTTGCCTACCATCAAGAGTGCAGCATGAGGAGTATTCCCATAACGCCCCAAAGCAATTCTGTACCATTTGTCTTGCGATACCCTTTCATCCGGAGTGTATCTTCCACACCCTCCAGATTGTGCAACAATTCCAGGATTAACAAGTATATCATTACCGGCAACATCAACTGCTTTCACTTTACTTAGACTATCTTTGGTTGCCAAACCATTGTTGTAGTCCTTAATTGTAGTCTTCTCCATACTCTTGCACTTTTAACGGGCGGAAGATATGACAGAGAAAGAATAATTGGTACAATTACGCTATATGATAGAAATTAATCTTACATATATAACCCTGGAAGTCTCTGTATTATTTTTTATGTAAATAGATCCATTTGTTTCTTTTCTATATATGCTAAAGGCTTGTTTATTCTGCTCTAAAAAACTCACTCCTGAAACATTATTCAAAACAACACCTCCCAAGTTACTATATAGTATGGCAACCCCAATTTCATGTTGTATAGATGCATTTTGAGCAAGTATCAAACATCCCTTTACTTCTTTTACTTCGTATTCTTCTAAAGGTGCAAAAGTCTTTGTTAGGTTATACGCCCCTATAGATTTAGCCACTTCCGAAATTGTAGACAAAATGCTGTTTCCACTACTATCTAAAGTTCTAATCTTTGCAGGTGTTCCACTCGGTAGATTTTTCTCTACTTCTGAAAATTGTATCTTTTCCATATCTTCCGTTTTTAACGGGCAGAAGAATCACAATAAAAAGAGGCGACCGCAGCCGCCTTCCTTTAGAATGTAAATTCCTTTACAGTGTACCCTTCCTCTGGTGTCTCGCTAACTTCTACCGGCTCTTGAAAAACAAAACCTATATTGCATGAATAGGCGAAAACATAGATGTTTTCGCCAGGTGTATTCACAAATATCTCAATTATTGGACCTTCTGTTGTTGATCTCTTGTACAATATTCGAGCTTTACTTATTGCTTTACCAGAATTAGCTAATTGAACAATAATTTGATTAGTCTCAAATCCTTCCGCCGCAACGTAGAATAGCTGAGAAAGCGCAGCTCTATTCACATACAGGTTTCCGACATTAAGTAGGCAGCTATTTGGATTTGCACCACTCACTGAAGATGCGATTCTGTACCATTTTCCCCATCCTAACTTGTTTTTTGTTGTAAACTTACCACATCCTCCACTATTGGCAACCACTGCCGATGACACAAGTATATCATTGCCAGATCCATCAACAGCTTTCACTTTATGCACACTATCCTTTTCCTCTAAATCATTATTATACTCCTTAGTCGTGACTTTCTTTAACATACCCTTATACTTTTAACGGGCGTATGAAGCACATTTTTTTCTGCTGGATTACTTTGCTATCTTCACAAGCAAAAAATGGTTTACGCATACATTAGAGTGAGTACCGATAAACAGACGGTCGAGAATCAGAGATTTGAGCTTCAGAATTTTGCAAACGAGCGCAGGTTAGTAATTGATAGGTGGGTTTCAGAAACTGTATCAGGGACTAAAGCTGCCAAAGACCGGAAATTAGGTCCATTACTTAAGAAGATGAAGAAAGGAGATACCCTCGTACTTTCTGAAATCAGCCGGCTTGGCAGGAACCTAATGCAAATTATGTCGATGCTCAACCTCTGTATGACAAAGGAAACCTTTGTTCTGACTGTTAAGGAAAGGTATGAACTCGGCAATAACATCAATAGCCAGGTACTGGCTTTTGCTTTTGGTTTATCTGCTCAGATTGAGCGTGATTTGATTTCTCAACGCACCAAAGAGGGACTTGCCCGGCGAAAAGCTAATGGGCAGCACCTCGGAAGGAAGCCGGGAGACAAGAATACACATTATAAACTCTCTGGAAAAGAGAAGATCATACAGACAATGCTCGATTATGGTTGCTCCAAAGCAGCCATTTGCCGAAAGCTTAAATGCAATTTTAAAACGCTTGATGATCATCTGATAAGAATGAATATTATTGTGTAGGACAGTAGGATAGTAGGAGGCTTATTTATGCCTCCTACAAACAAATTAATCACATATCAGGAAAATCGTCCCTGATTAGTTTACTTTGTACACCAAAATTCCTCTTAACATATTTCTCAGTCGTATCAATCGATTTGTGACGAAAATGCCGCTGTAGTTCCCAAGTATTCACACCGGCATTCACCAATTTCACACCGCCAGTATGTTTGAAGCTATATAGCTTGTATCGCTCACTTAGCCCTAAAATTTTACGGATCCGATTGAATCTATATCGAAATGTATTTTTTCCAAGTTTATACATTCCAGGCATATTATCTCGCGAAAAGAGATACCAATCTTCCGGATATCCTCCGATCCGGAGAATGTTTTCCAGGTACTCATACAGTTGCCGGGGAATATTGACTGTTTCCGTGAGCCCATTTTTACTGATATCCTGTCTTACTGTTATTGTAGCTGTTTCCAAATTAATGTCTCTTATCAATAACTGTCGACATTCATTTGGTCGAATCGCACAATAATACTCCAACTGGCAAACTAATAGTAATTGAGGATCATGCTCCTCCATATATTCGATGAGTTTCTTACGGTCCTTATCCGGTATAGGTCTTGCAGCTTCATCTCGTTTTTCTCCCAACTGTGGAATATTAGATACAGGATTTACTGCAATTACTTCCTTTGTCTTCATCAGAAAGTCAAAGAAAGTATGTAGAAGTTGTTTATACTTCAATACAGTTCTCCGGCTTGCATGATTTTCTCCAGCTATATAATAGAAAAACTTATGAATCTGATCTTGACAAATACATCGAACATGTTTTTTTGCATATCCCTGCAGTTCCATCCATTCACAAAAAATACGGAGCTTGGAACAATAGGTCTGGTAAGTAGAGTGGGAGACCTCTGCCTTTTTCATTAATAAGAAATCAGAAAGATACGTGCGAATATTTATAATTCCTTCTCTCTGATTTCCCCAGCGAGCCGCTGCAGCTTGATAAATCAGTTCATCCTGGTACGTTACTTTCTTCTCGCTAAAAGGATCTCCTCCTTTTTCGAGTTTAAGCTTTATTTCCGAAATGATTTTTTCAGCATAGGCTTCCCGTTCTTGGACTGTTTCCAATTCAGCAAAACCATCATAATGCCTGAATCTTTTCATTTCATTGGTTTGTGGATCCCTGCAAGAATACTCCACATACCATTTCTTACTTAAATCTCCACCGCAGTTCTTTAACTTTGGTAGGATAATCAACGATCTTTTTCTTGCCAT